TTAGCCATTGCGGTAGCCATCTGACTCCGGGGCACCAGGGACTGGCCGCATGGGACGGGTGTCGGCCGCGGGAGTGCCGAACGTCAGGCGCATCAACCGAGCCACGTCGAGCGCCAGGGACTTGGCCGTGGCCGTGGCGCCCCCCAAGGCCGAGAGAACCGCGGTGACGACGAGGAGGATGGACAGGTCGGCGAGATTGGCGAAGTAGACGACCCAGCCGGCCAGCAACAGGACACCGGTGAGCGACCAGCAGGTGACCGACAGCAGCTTGTGAAGCGGGACAGACTTCTCGTTCACGATCGACATACCCCCCGAGAGTGGTTGGCGGACGTTCCCCCTCCCCGCCTGCAAGAGACCGAGCCTATGTCGGCACGACTCCACGTCAATCGGCCTGCGGGCCGTCACGCTTGAGGTACTAGCACGAAAGTACTAGGCGCGTACCCTGGGAATGGAACGGCCCGCCACCGCTGGCCCTTGCAAGCTCCTGGTGGCGGGCCGTCTTCGTGGCGGCGGGGTCTCGGTCATCCGACCCCCCTCTCGTTGCGCACGGAGACGTGCAGGCCGAGGCGGCGCCCGAGCTCGGCGAGCAGTGCATCTGAGGTGCTGGCCCCGAGGCCGTCGGCGACGCGCACGACGCCGTCGACCTCGTCCTCGCGGAGGAACCCCGCGGCGAGTAGGCCCGTGATCGGCGAGTCCCCGGCGACTCGCGCGAGGGTCATGGCGTTCTCTGCCGTGGGGCTACCCTTGCCCTTGAGCCACCTCGAGACGGTGCTCTGATCGACGCCCACGAGAACGGCGAGGTCTGACTGCCGGCGCCCCTTGGCGCATGCGGTGACGTACTCGGACCAATGCATGCAAGCAATCCTAGGCGGGCACGGGTGCGGCGTGTCGCTGGACGCGCCGTTGCGCATACGCAAGGCAGCAGGTCAGCGAGTTACACCACTGTTGTATCGCAGGTCAGAGCGCCTGTCGGGGGTCGGCAAGCAGAGCCTTGTCTAGACCGGGATCTTGGGGTCTTGCGTTCGCGCATATGCAGGCGTACGTTCCTAGGCATGAACGCAAGTCCGCAGGCCAGGGCGCTCGAGCCCGCGGTGGTCGCCACCCTCAGGCTTCGCGCCGAGAACGTCGCGAAGATCCGCCGCTGGAAGGGACTGGAGACCGATGCCCGCCTCGCCGAGGCCATGCGGATCGACCCGGGCAACCTCTCCCGCGTTCTCCGCGGCACCCAGCAGCCCGGCCCCAAGTTCATCGCCGCTCTCTGCCACGCACTCGACGCCGAGCTCGACGACGTCTTCGAGGTCGTGGAGGTCGCAGCATGACCATCCCGAAGCTCGCGCTCAACACCGCGGAGGCCGCGACCGCGACCGGCCTGTCCGAGGACACGATCAAGAAGGCCATCCGCGCCGGCCGCCTCCGCGCCAAGCGCAGCGGCGTCCTCGAGAAGGACACGACCCGCGGCAAGGCGGGCGACCCCGCCGGCCGGTACCTCGTGACCGTGGATGCGCTCCAGGCATGGCTCGACGGGCTGGAGGACGCATGACCGACCAGCACACGGCCGATATTGACCCTACGGCGTTCGACGCGCTGGAGGACTTCGCAGGCCCCGGTGGCTGGGACGAAGGCGCGCGACTCATCGGCCTCCGGTTCTACGGCGTCGACTACGACCGCTCTGCTTGCGAGACCGCCCGCGCGGCCGGGCATCACCGCGAGCAGGCAGACGTCACGGAGCACGCCAGCCCGGCGTGGGCGCGCGGCAAGGGACACGTCTCGTCCCCGTCCTGCACCCTGTTCTCGATGGCCGGGAGCGGCATCGGCCGCCTGGTGATCGACGTCCTTGCCGAGGGCATCACGCGGATCTTCGCTGGCGAGGACCCGGCCGTCGTCCGCGCCAAGACGCAGGACGCGATCTATCCCGTCGCGCTCGCCGAAGTCGAAAGCGCCAACGCCAAGCGGAAGCCCGATCAACGATGGGACGCCGAGAAGGTCGAGGCCAAGGCCCGGCTCGACGCGAAGATCGCCACCTTGGTCCTCGAGCCTGCCCGCCGCGTGGTGGAACTCGACCCCGAGTGGCTCGCACTGGAGCAGGTTCCCGAGGTCCTTCCGCTGTGGCAGCTCTACGTCCACGAGCTGCGCAAGCGCGGCTGGTCGGCGTGGGCGGCCGTTCTCTGCGCGGCCGACTTCGGTGTGCCGCAGACCCGGTCCCGGGCCGTTCTGGGTGCGTCACGCGTGCGGAAGGTGCACCCCCCGCACCCCACGCACAGCGAGGACAGCCACGAGGCGGACCTCTTCGGCGAGACGCTGCTGCCGTGGATCTCGTGGGGCGAGGCGCTCGGCCTTCCGCCTGAGGCGGCGATCCGACCCGCGCGCGGCGCTGGCATGATCGCCCGCCACGGCTCGCGGCCCGACCACATGGCGAGCGAGCCTGCCCCGACCGTCATCAGCAAGGCCCGGTCGTGGGAGATCGACCGCCGGACGAACAGCAAGGGTCCGGGCGGAACGATGGTCCCGACCGTGCCGGTCCCGAGCAACCGACCGGCACCGACCTTGACCAGTAAGGCCGGTGGCCAGTGGGTCCTCCGTGCCAGCAACCACGCCAACGCTGCCGTGCGAGCAGAGGACCAGCCAGCCCCCACGATGGTCTTCGCGCGGGCGTGCAACGACGTCCGGATCTACCCCGCTGGCACCGAGAAGCCCGGCGAGCCGATGCTCGCCGCCGACCGGCCCGCCGAGAGCAGCAGGCTTGAGGTCTGGGAGGCGGGCGTCCTGCAGAGCTTCCCAGTCACCTACCCGTGGCAGGGAACCCGATCGAAGCAGTACGAGCAGGTCGGCAACGCGATCCCGCCACTGCTGGCCGCGCACGTCCTGGCCTCGATCGTCGGCGTCCCGGCTCCAGTGTTGGAGCCGGTCTATTCGCCCGGATCGGGGCCGGGGTCGTGACCGCGCACGTCGGTCTGGTGGCCGCGCAGTTGCACGCGGTCCTGGTGGCCCGTCCGGGCTCCCGGGTGGTGCACGTCTACTCGGGTCCGTTGACTCCGTCCGGGCGGTTTGTCCCCCGTGCCGCCCGGACGGCCTGCACTGCACACACCCGGCGGCTGTCGGTGCTCGAGCGCGTTGGCAGCGTGCTCGATCTCGGTGGCCGGCGTGTGTGTGGCCGCTGCTCGGCTCGTCTGTCTGCCATGGCGCGTCGGGCCGAGCAGCCGCACCAGCGTGAGGCGTGTGTCGCGTTCTACGCCGGCCTGACGCTCGCCGACGTGGTGGTCGCGATCGCGATGGCTACGACGGTGGAGGAGACCCACCGGATCGGGTTCGCGATGGGACTCCGGTTCCCCCCGGCCCCGGCACGGCGGCCGTCCGGCGAGGGCGACCGGGACCGGTTCCGTGCCGCGCTGTTCGACGTGAACACCCAGCTCCTCCGCCGCCGGAACGTCCTGCGTGCCGCCGAGCGGACCCCCGAAGAGGTCGAAGCCGCCGCGGCAGCCCGCGAGCTCGAGGCCATGCGGGACGCGCAGATCCTCGCCGAACGCCGCCGGTCCGACCGGATCGCCCGCGCGGTCGACCGCCGCAACAACAGCCAGTACCTCACCCCCTGGGAGAAGGACCTCCTGTCCACCGCCTAGGGCGCTGAGACCACAGCCCGCAGAAGAGCAGCGGGTCCGCCCCTGGACCCCACGCCGACGCAACGGCGCAGGAGAGACGGACCCACCGAACACCACGAAAGGTACCGCGATGAAGGACCTGAAGACCAACACCACCCCGGACGTCACCCTCGCCGGCGAGCTCCGCTCCTGGGCTCAGGGCCTCTACCCCCTCGAGGCCGCCACCGAGCTCCTGATCCGCAGCGGGTACGCCCAGTCCTGGCGCCCGTGGGTCCGTGACCGCGAGTACGGCGGGCACTGGATCGACTTCGAGTCCATCCCGGCTCACACCGGAGGCATGTCCGGCGGTGAACGGCGGCTGCTGCTCCTCGCCGCGACGCTCTCCGACGTCGTCGGGGCACCCTTCTCTCTCGGCGACCTCGTGTCCGGTCTCGACCGCGACAAGGTCGACCTGATCCTCGCGGCCGTGGCACACGCCGCCGGCACCCACGAGGGCAGCCGGTTCGTCTACGACGATGACGGGAAGCCCGTCGGTGTCGAGCCGATCACCAGCAGCCTCCACCCCTGGCCGGTGACCCGGATGAACCAGCTCCCGTTCTCCCCCCTCACCCTCTCCGGCCTCGGGGTCCTCATCGAGGAGCACGCCTCCGTCGTGACCCACGCGATCACCCAGGGCCGACAGCTCGAGCCCCACGTCCGGGCCGAGGCGTCCCTGGTGCTGGACCTGTGCCGGGCCCGCACTGACCGTGTCCTCGCCTACTTCACGGAGGTGCACGCGGCATGACCGAGTTCCTCGCCTCGTACGCCGGGGTCATCGCCATCGTCGCGGTCGTGATCGCCGTCGCCGCGTGCGCGCTTCTCGCTGACGCGCTCGAGCGCGCCAGCCGGTGGCAGTCCTGGGCCGAAGAGCTCGAGGCCGAGAACGACGCCCTCCGCGCGAGCGCCCGACCCAGGGTCGTGGCTCTCCCGCCCCGCCGGATCGGAGAGACCCGTGGCTGAGAAGTCGACCGAGATAGCGCACACCTGCACCTGCACCGATCCGGCGGTCGCGTGCCCGTCGTGCCTCGCCCGGCGCGACCGGAGCGGCTGGCCGACGAACTGGCAGGAGCGGATGCGCGACGGGTGGCACGACCTGATGCGTCCGGGCGACGACTGCGGCGGGACGCCGGACTGGTGCCTCGCGCCCAGCGGCGTCGAGTGCGCCCGACACGACGAGAACGGAGACCACCGTGGCTGAGTTCATCCTGTGCGAGACACGGCGAGGCTGCGCCTGCGGGGCACCCGCCGACACCCCGGCCGGGATGCACCACGACCACTGCCCGGTCAACCCGGCCGAACCTGACGGGTCCGGTTGCCACGTCTGCAAGATCGCGCCGTCCGATATCCCCACTTCGCCTGGTAGTCAGCGTCCTGGCGGTGCGTCGTGAGTACCGCGCGCGCGATCTACTGCGCCATCCTGAACGCCGCTCTCGTATGGGGTACGGGTGTCGCTCTGACCGCGCCGATGTGGAGCGCCCAGTGAGCGCCGGAGGCCGGTCCCCGATCACGGCGACCGCGGTCAACGGCCGGGTGATCATCGACGCGGCCCCGGAGACCGCGCGGGATCTGATGGACGCGTTCTGGGCAGCCCACGAAGCCTCGGCCGAGCTCCAGGCGGATCGGCCGGGATGGTTCGGTGACGTGGTCGAGCTGCTCCGCGCAGCCGGTGAGGCCGACGTCCAGGCCGCGGCCTCCTCCGCGCGGCCGGTGATGGTGCCGCTGGTCCGCCCCGAGCGTCCCCGCCTGCGCGTCGTCGTCGGGGGTGCGTCGTGAGCCGGTTCTCCCGTGTCCTCGCCTGGGCGTTCCCGCCCGTGCCTCCGCGGCTCTGCACGCGGGCCCACCTGTCTCCCGTCGCTGGTGTGTGGGGAAGCACACCGGCGGCGGGTGCCACTCCTGCACCGGCCGAATGCACCCCGGCCGGTGCAGGGCAGACCACCGTGGCCCCGGCTTCCCTCGGGGACGGTGGGAAAGGCCCCGGGTCGTATACGGATCGATCCGGGGCCGACCAGACACCGGAGGGCGGGCGTAGCTCCGCCGCGCACAGCAGAGACGCAACGCGGCGTACCGAGCCCACGCGTCCGCCCTCCGGTCGCCACGCCCGCCGACGTGACAGCGACCAACTCGCCGCCGACCTCATCACCTGGAGGACCCCGTCATGAGCTGGGAAGACGAGATCGTCGAGTGCCCCCCGACCGAGGAGACGAAGCGGGCGATCCGGGCAGGGCTCCGGGCCTTCGAGGAGTCGACCCGGGAGTACGGGCCGTCCGACGAATGGGACCGGCGGGTGATCGCCGCGGTGATCCGCGCGTTCGCCGCACAGGGCCAGCCCTTCAGCATCAACGACTGCCGAGAGCACCTCCCCCACGTCCGGAAGGCCCTGATCTCCCGAGGGTTCATTGCCGCCCAGCGTGACGGCCTGATCGAGTGGCGCGGCCGCGTCACCCCATCGAACCTCGAGTCGACCAAGGCCGCGTCGGTGAAGGTGTACGTCCCGGTCCGTGACGACACCCGGGCCCCGGTGCTCCCGCCGACGTCGCGCCGCAAGATCCCGGCCCCGCCGGTCGCGATCGACGAGCACGACACCCTCCCCCTGTTCGACCTGGAGGCGTCATGAGCACGCCGAGCCTGACCCGCCCGGACAACGGCGAGGCAATGGAGCGGATCACGGCCAAGCTCAAGGAGCTGGACCAGGACGAGGTGGGGGCCTACTTCCTGCTGTGCATGGCGATCCTGGCCAAGAACGCACCGGACGTCGCGGTGTTCGTGATGGATCGCGCCGACGAGCGGCTCGAGGACGCTGACCGGTCGATCGCCGCCGAGGCCGGTGAACAGTCGTGACGGCTCCGGAGCGGATTCAGCGTCGCCGCACCAAGGGGTGGCGGATGCCCGAGGGTGCGGTGTACGTCGGACGGCCGACCCGCTGGGGGAACCCGTTCGCGGTGATGCGGGCACCCGAGTGGCCGCACTGGGCCGGCTCGGCGCCGTGGGTCGTTGTCGACGACACGGGGAAGGTCTGGCACCCCGAGGACGACCACAAGGTCATCGTCGGCCGAGCGGCCGCTGACGCCCACCAGCTGCTCCTCGCCCACCAGCACTCCGTCGACCTGTTCGCCCTCCACATCGGGCCCATGGGCGCCTACGAGTACGACACCGAGACCCGTGCCGCGCTCGTCCGTGACCTGGCCGGCCGTGACCTCTCCTGCTGGTGCCCGCTCGCGCTGCCTTGCCACGCCGACGTCCTGCTCGACCTCGCGAACGGAGCCCGCCCGTGACCCCGCCGAAGAAGCCTTGGACGTTCTGCAACCGCCCTGGCTGCGACACGAAGTTGATTTTCGCTCGCCGCAACGGCCGGACCCTGCCCTACGAGTACGAGGACCGTGCCCCGTTCTCGCTCGAGGCCGCTGGGTGTCACGTGATCGTCGCCGGCGAGGCCTGGACACCTCTCGATCTGATCGAGCACTACCAGGTCCGGTTCGGGGTGTCCGAGGAGAAGGCCCGCGAGCTCGTGTCGGGCTACCCGTTCCACCGGCCCCACTTCCACGCACCCACCGAGGACGCAGCATGAGGTACACCGTCCGCCCCATCTCCGACCGCACCTGGCTCCGTCCCAACAGCAAGCGGGAGGCCAGCCGATTCGACTCGAAGTGGACGTCCACCATGGACCTCCTCGGCCGGGAGATTGACTTCCTCGGCGGCCGCGACGTCGTGCTCGAGGTCGACGTCGAGGATCGCTACATCCGGCTCGACGGGATGCTCCGGGCCGACGCCCGGGCATCCTCGCCGGCTGTGGTCGTGGCGTTCGAGTCGAAGCACGGTCCGATGCTCTACCGCTGCGACCGGTTCGTCTCGCGCTGGTACGAGCAGGGCCCGGACTGGCAGCAGAACGTCCGCGCGATCGCGCTCACTCTCGAGGCGCTCCGTGCGGTCGACCGGTACGGGGCGACCGAGACCGGCCAGCAGTACGCCGGTTTCAAGGCGCTCCCCGCTGGCCGAGCGATGCCCGCCTCCCACATGACCGCGGACGAGGCGTGGTCGATCCTCGGGTCGTTCAGCGACGTCCCGATCGCGACCGCCCGCCGCGATGCTGCCGCTGACCCCGCCGTGCTCCTCCTGATCCACAAGAAGGCGCGCGCGTTCGCGCACCCGGATCGTCACGGTGGCGACCGTCAACTCTGGGACCAGGTCGAGCAAGCCGCGACCGTGCTGGGGGTGACCCGCTGATGTACGCGATCTCGATCCGCCAGCCCTGGTTGTGGGCTATCTGCCGTGGCGGGAAGACCGTGGAGAACAGGGCGAACAAGCGGGGCCCAGTGGCGGCGGTGAAGCAGTTCCGCGCCGCCGCCGGCTACGACGTCCTGTTGCATGCGTCGTCGCGGTGGGAGGGCGAGGAGACGTTCCGTGTGGTGCGTCACCTGTCCCCGGTCGACCCCGGTACACCGGGTGGGCCGCGGTCGGACACGGCGTGGTTCGGTGACTCCGGGTTCGTCGCGATCGCCCGCGTGTCCGGGGTGCATTCGTGGGAGGCCTGCTACGACATCGTGACCGGCCGCCTGTGCTCCCCGTGGGCTGAGGAACACGCCGCACACCTGACCCTCACGAACGTCCGGGTGCTCCACCGGCCCGTCCCGTACAAGGGGTCGCTCGGGCTGTTCAACGTCGACGACGCCCTCGTGCTCGCGCAGGTCCGAAGGCAGGCCGAGTGATGGTCGCCGCCCTGACCGCTGTGTGCCTGTTCCTGACCGTTCTCGCTGCCGTTCTCATCGGCCAGCACATCGACTGACACGAAAGGACCCTGATGGAGACCACCACTGCAACCGGCCCCGACCTTCGGGTCGAGGCGACCGCCACGGCGGGCGCGTACCTGCAGATCCTCGACCCGGACCGGGAGATGACCGCCGCCGAGGTGGACGCGTTCTCGGTGGGTGTCCAGGCCGGCATCACTGCGGCGCTCGAGCTCGCCCGTCCCGGACGGAGGTGACCTGCCGTGGGTGACATCGGTGCACCGGTCCGTGAGGGGGAGTGCGAGCCCCTGACCATCCCGGCCGTCCCGCAGATCACGCCGGCCCCGGCCCCGGCGCCCGCTTCCCCTGAGCCGGTGAAGGAGCCCGAGCATGTCTGAGTTCTCCGACCGCGAGTTCCACGTCGGCAGCCTGACCGGTCTCCGCGCGTTCGCTGTCGACGCGTTGGGGCGGCTCAACGGGCCGTCTCAGGGCGGGATCTTCACCCCGGGCGTGAACGAGGCGGTCTGCAAGGTCGACCCGACCACCCGGGCGATGACCGACGCCCTGAACGCGCAGATGGTGGCCCTCGAGGCCAGCCTGCGGGGCCTGGCCGCGGTGCAGGGCAGCCGTCGGGACAAGAAACGGAAGACCGCGGAGGCGGAATCAGTGGCCGCCTCGTCGCCTGCCCGCAAGCCGCCCCCGGTGGCGCGGCGACACACCGTCGCCGGGATGGGCTGCCGGTGCGGGTTCTACGCCTACTTCGACGGCATGAACGACTACATGCGCACCGGCCGGGTCGCGGCGGTCGTGGAGGGGTTCGGGTTGTACACCCTCGGGACCCGCGGGTTCCGCACGTCGAAGGCACGCCTGGTCGCGCTGATCGAGCCCGAGATGGGCTCCAGCGACACCTACTACTACGGCGGCAACGGGTGGGGGAACAGCTTCATGGTCGCGGGCCCGACGGGACCACGGGCGGAGTCCATGACGCCCCTGTTGTGGTCCTACGTGCGCCGCAACTACCCCGACGTCCCGGTGTACGCGACCCAGGACGAGGCGGTCGCGGCCCACCCGTTGTACCAGCTCGAGGTCCCCACCCCGGAGACGGCTGAGGACTTCTGGACGAGGAGTCTGTGATGGCCGACCGGACACCTCCTTTCGCCGAGATTGCGCACATCGCCGACGACCTGTTCGCGGGCGCTGGTGGCTGGGATCTGGCCGCGCACGGCCTCGGCATCCACGCCCGCGGCGTCGAGATCATGAAGGAGGCTCTCGCCACCAGGGCGGTCGCCGGGTTGGAGACCATCCACAACGACGTGTGGACGTTCGAGCCCGACCGCAAGGCGTCCGGCCTCATCGCGTCCCCGCCCTGCCAGACGTTCTCGGCGGCAGGCAAGGGATCGGGGCGCAAGGCTCTGGACGACGTGCTCGCGGCGATCTGGTCTGGCGCGTACAGCGACCGGCAGGCGCTCCGGGACGTGGGCGAGAAGGTCGGCGACGACCGCACCGCGCTAGTGCTCACCCCGCTGCACTTCGCCATGACCGGCGGGTACCGCTGGCTGGCCTGGGAGCAGGTCCCGACCGTCTTGCCGGTCTGGGAGGCGTGCGCTGAGGTGCTCCGCGCCGACGGCTGGCACGTATGGACCGGCCTCCTGAACGCCGAGCAGTATGGCGTCCCGCAGACGCGGAAGCGTGCGTTCCTGCTCGCTTCCCGCCGCGGTCCGGTCACGCCCCCCGCGCCGACTCACTCGCGGTACTACAGCCGCACCCCCGGCAAGCTCGATCGCGGCGTGCGGAAGTGGGTCAGCATGGCCGAGGCGCTGGGGTGGAGCCAGTTCGATCTCGTGGGGTTCCCTCGCGCGGCCGACCGAGGCGAGAGCATCGAGATCAACGGCCAGCAGTACCGCGCTCGGGACCTGCGAGAGGCCAGCCACCCGGCGTTCGTCGTGGGCGAGAAGGCGCGTTCCTGGACGCGCTGGGTGCTGCGCAACAACAGCAGCGCCAACGCCGCCGAGCGGTCCCCGGAGGAGCCAGAGCCGACGCTCTACTTCGGTCAGAGGTCCAACTACTGCGCCTGGGAGTGGCGCGGCGAGGGCGAGCCGCCCGCGCTCCCGGACTGGGCGTTCAACCGGCCGAGCACCACCATCGTCGGCACCTTCAAGCCTGAGGTGGTCGCGGCTCCCGGCTACCGCACCACGATCAGCCGCCAGAACGCTCCCGACTCGGTGCGCGTCACGGTCGAAGAGGCGGGCCTGCTGCAGTCCTTCCCGGCCGACTGGCCGTGGCAGGGAGCGCGGGGGAAGCAGTTCCTCCAGTGCGGCAACGCCGTCCCTCCCGGCCTTGCGGTCCACGCTCTGTCGGCCGCCTCTGGCATCGCCATCGAGACCGAGGAGGCAGTCGCGTGAACTTGTCGGAACCCGACAACGGCCACGAGCCGATCACGGAAGTGGGGATCGAGACGCCTCGCTGCTGCCCCGGCGCCGGGTCGATGGCTCATGTTCGGGGCTGCGTGAACCACCCCGAGCACCTCTCTACGCCCGGTAGGACCACCGGTGGTGAGTCCTCGTGAGGCGCCGCACGCTGGCTGACATCGACCTCCAGCTCCGCCGGTCGGTCCTTCGGTGTCTGGTGTACCTCGAGCGTCTCGACGTCACCTCGGCCGCGATCGAACGGCGGGTGCAGGACCGGCTCCTCGATGAGCGCCGCGAAGTGACGGCGGTGACGGGATGAACACCGCCCGCACCCTCTACTGCGCCGTCCTGAACGCGCTCCTCGTGTGGGCCCTCGCTCTCGCTCTCACGGGTCCGGCCTGGAGGACGCCATGACCTTCCTGGTGACGTGGCCGCTCCAGCAGGCCTCCGGCCGGCCACCCGAGGAGTACCAGACCGAGTCCCTCGCGGCCCAACGGACCGCTGACCTGGTCGCGCTGGGGCAGGCGTACGCGACGTACTTCGAGATCGACGACGAAAGGACCGGCCCGTCATGAGCAACCTCCCAGTCCCACGTGGCCCGGTGCTCCCGGAGCGGCCACTGCTGCACCCGGCCGATGCGGCCGCGTACGCGGTGCCCGGGTTCGACACGGCGGCACTGGTCGCGGAGAACACCCGCCTCCGTGGCGATCTCGCTGCCGCCGAGTCCGCGAACGAGCAGCTGCTCCACGACCTCGCGTCCCTGCTGATGCACGCCTCTCTCGATGCCCGCGTCTCGGTGGTCCTGGTCGCCCGCGCTGCCGCCGGCGTGCCTCTCCCCTGGTGTCCCACCCCGGGCTGCAAGAACACCGACCGCGAGCACGCGGCCCCGAAGGGCTGCGTCCGGCACTCGGGCTCGGGGATCCCGGGCGCACGGAAGGAGGAGGCGTGAGCACGTCGTACGCCGACTTCCTCGCCGCGAAGGCGCAGGCCGCCGCGGTCGGTGGTTTCGAGCCGAACCACATGCCCGGACACCTGTTCGACTTCCAGGAGCTGCTGGTCGACTTCACGGTCCGTCACGGCCGCGCGGGCTTGTTCGCTGACTGTGGCCTCGGGAAGACCCCGATGGGTCTGGCGTGGGCCCAGAACGTCCACGAGCACACCGGGAAGCCTGTGCTGGTCCTCACTCCGCTGGCGGTCGGATTCCAGATGGCGTCGGAGGGCCAGCGGTTCGGGTACGACATCATCCAGTCCCGCAGCGGCACGCCGGCCGCGCCGATCACGGTCACGAACTACGAGCAGCTCCACAAGTTCAACCACTCGGACTTCGGCGGCGTCCTGTGCGACGAGTCCTCGATCCTGAAGGCGTACGACGGCACCACTCGCGCACAGGTCACCGAGTTCCTCCGCCTCGTCCCATACCGCCTCCTCGCGACCGCCACGGCGGCGCCGAACGACTACACCGAGCTCGGCACCTCGTCCGAGGCGCTCGGAGGACTCGGGCACGTCGACATGCTGTCCCGGTTCTTCACCAACGCGAACCGCACCGTGACGAGCCGGGCCCGGTTCGCTGCTGCCACCCGTGAGGTCGGGTGGCGGTTGAAGGGCCACGCCGAGGACCCGTTCTGGCGGTGGGTGGCTTCGTGGGCGCGCGCGATCCGTCGCCCGTCGGACTACGGGTTCGACGACGGCCGGTTCGTGCTCCCTGAGCTGCTCGAGCGCGTCACCGTGGTCGACCCGCGCACCACCCGCGAGGACTCGCTGTTCGAGATGCCCGCCGTGGGACTCCGCGAGGAACGCGAGGAGACCCGCCGCACCCTCACCGAACGGTGCGAGGCCGCGGCCTCCCGGCTCGAGCACGCGGACGCCGCGGTGGCGTGGTGCCACCTCAACGACGAGTCCACCCTGCTGGCCCGCCTGATCGACGGCGCGGTCGAGCTCACCGGCTCCGACCCGCTGTACGAGAAGGAGGAGAAGCTCGCCGCGTTCACCCGCGGTGAGATCCGGGTCCTCGTGACGAAGCCATCCCTGGGCGCGTGGGGCCTGAACTGGCAGCACGCCCACCAGATGACCTACTTCCCGTCGCACTCCTACGAGCAGATGTACCAGGCCGTCCGCCGGATGTGGCGGTTCGGCCAGACCCGGCCCGTCGAGGTCGACGTCATCACCACCCCCGGCGGCCGGAACGTGCTCGCGAACCTCCACCGGAAGGCCAACCAGGCGGACCGGATGTTCACGGCCCTGGTAGCCCACATGAACGCTGCCCTCGCCGTGCCAGCGCGGGTCTACGACAAGCCCCTGGAGGTGCCCGCATGGCTGGCGTCCTGAACCAGCTGGTCACGGACCGGTTCGCGATCTACAACGCCGACGCGATGGACGTGATGTCCGCGCTGCCGGCCGACTCGGTCCACGCGGCGATCTACTCGCCCCCGTTCGGTGGGCTCTACCACTACTCCAGCGACGAACGGGACCTGTCCAACGCCCGCGACTACGACGAGTTCTTCACCATGTACGGGTTCTTCGTCGACGAGCTGTACCGGGTCACCATGCCGGGCCGCACCATCGCCGTGCACGCCGCTCTCGTGCCCTCCGGCAACACCGGCCGCGACGCCTACACAGACTTCCCCGGCGACGTGATCCGCGCCCACCAGGCCCGCGGATGGGCGTTCATCGCCCGGCACGTCATCTGGAAGGAGCCCCTCGCGGTCCGGCTCCGCACCATGGCGAAGAACCTCGCCCACAAGACCATCGTCGACGACGCTGCGCTCGGCGGTGTCGCCGCACCCGACGAGCTGCTCGTGTTCCGCAAGCCCGGCGGGCCCGTTGTCCCGGTGAACCACCCCACCGGCCTCCACGGCACCTACGCCGGCTCGGAGCAGCCGCCCCCCGACATCGCGAAGTACCGCGGCTGGACCGGCGACCAGAAGGAGAACCGCTGGTCCCACTGGATCTGGCGCCGCTACGCCTCCTCGGTGTGGGACGACATCCGCATCGACCGGGTTCTCCCGTTCCAGGACGCGCGCGACGAGGACGACGAGAAGCACGTCCACCCGCTCCAGCTCGACGTCATCGAAAGGTTCGTCGATCTCCGCACCCTCCCCGGGGAGACCGTCCTCACCCCGTTCATGGGAGTTGGGTCCGAGGTCTACACCGCCGTCCGGATGGGCCGCTACGGGATCGGCGCCGAGCTGAAGCCCTCCTACTACGTGCAGGCCGAACGGAACATGGCCACCGTCGACACCCCTGACACCACCGACGAGGCCCTCGACCTCGCCGACGACCCAGCGTGGGCTGACGCGTGATGTCCCCGGACGACCCACGCCCAGCGGGACATGCGCTGCGCTGCTGCCGTACCTGTGGTGCCGTGTTCCGCCCGGTCGGGAAGGCCCGGTACTGCTCGGAGGAGTGCCGCCACGGCACGGATGCCGGCTACAACGCGGGCTGTCGGGAGGCGTGCTGCCGCCGGGCGCACGCCCGGGCCCGGAAGCGTGACCGGTGTGTCCCGAACCCGCATGTCCCGCCGCTGGGGACCGTGCGTCGGGTGCGGGCGTTGGCGCGGCTCGGGTGGTCGTCCTCGGAGCTGTCCCGCCGTCTCGGCCATGACCGCACCTACCTCGCGAAGGTGCTGACCGAGGCGAAGATCGAAGCCACCACCGCGTTGAAGGTCGCCGAGCTGTACGCCGACCTGTCCATGACCTGGTGCACGTCCCCCACTGCCCGCCGTACCGCTGACGAGGCTCGCGCGAAGGGGTGGCCGCCGCCGCTGGCGTGGGACCGGATCGACGACCCGAACGAGATCCCGACCGGCTGGGAGTACACCCCACCGTCTCGCCTGGAGGTTCTCCTCGACCTCGACGAGCAGGGAGCCGGGATCAGCGAGGTCTGTCACCGCCTCGGCCTGTCGCGGGACTCGCTGCAGAAGTGGTGCTCGAACCACGGCGTCTCTGCCCTGTTCCTCCGCTTCGGTGACCGCGAGGTCAGGTCCATGAACCAGCACGACTCGATGTCCAAGGAGGTGGCCTAACCATGGCCCGCGACCACGCCCGGATGAAGACGAGCCGCGGCAACGACAGCGACTGGCGCGCACTCACGATGGACGCGCAGTGGCTCTACGACAACGTGCTCACCCAGCAGCGGCTCTCCTACTGCGGCGTCCTCGACTACTTCCCTGGCCGGCTGGCCGAGCACGCAGCAGACGCCACCGAGGCGAAGGTCAGGGCCAGCGTGAAGAAGCTCGCGAAGGCCCGGTTCGTCGTGGTCGACGAAGGCACCGCGGAGCTGCTTATCCGATCATTCGTCCGCCACGACGGGGTCCTGGACCGGGTCAACATGGGGAAGGCGATGTCCCGGGCACTGCTCACGGTCACCTCGCGGAAGATCCGAGACGCCGTCCTGATGGAACTCGCCCGGCTCATGGAGGAGCAGCCGAACCTCGCAGGGTGGGCCGGATTCCGTGAGATCGCGCCCCACGAGTACGACATGGCATCCGCGATGTCATCGACCATCCCATTCCCAATGGCATCGGGTGGTGCATGAGCCATGCAAAACCTGATGCTACGGACGATCGAAACGCCAACTCCCCTACCCCCTACCCCCTACCCCACTCTCCCCACCCCCTGGCGGGTGCTTCCGGTCCGTGGTGGGTCAGTGGTGCAGGAGGTCATTCATCTCACTGTGACCTACGGGCGAGGGCGGTGAGTGACGATGGACCGACTCACCCCCGGGCAGATTCGCTCCCTCGCCGCTCTGGTGTCCTCTCTGCGCGACGACTGGACCCGACCTGGCATCGAAGCCGCCCTCCAGAAGGCCCGCGACGTCGCCGCCGCCGCTGACGTAGCGGTCGCCGCGATCCGCGCATCCCAGGTCCCTACGAACACGACACCCGCCGTGATCCCTCTCGACGGCCCCCACTGGCGCACCTCCGAGACCCACACCTACTTCGGGCCTGTCCCGCGCCACCTCCGCTGCTCGATCTGCGGACGCCCGAAGGCCGACTGCGTCCGCGTCTGGTCGACCGAGCACGACTTCCAACCCGATACCCGCCCCGACCACGGCATCGACGTCCCTCGCACCGTTCAGGCGCTGCGAGACGAGTGCGCTGCCGCCACCACGAAGGAGAACCGATGACCAGCAGCCGCTTGTGTTTCGCCGACGTCGAGAGCACTGGCCTGGACCCACGGATCCATCAGCCCTACGAGGTGTCGTGGTGGCGCGAGAACCAGGACCGGCCGTCGACCGCCGCGTTGCCGCACACCCTGGAGCACGCCGACGCGGCCGCGCTGCGGATCGGTGGCTACTTCGACCGCGGGTTCGCGCCGTTCGGGGACCGCGCCCGTGACCGCCGCGTCGCGGCCGACCTCGCCCGCGACCTCCGCGGTGTGACACTGGTCGGGTCGAACCCGTCGTTCGATGCCGCGATGCTGACCCGGGTCATCGGCTGCCCGGTGTGGCACCACCGGCTGATCGACGTGTCCCAGGGTGCGATGTGGGTCCTGGGCCTCGACAGGCCACCCGGCCTTGCGGTCGCGTCGACGATGCTCCGTGACCGGGGGTTCGACATCCCCGAGCCGGACCACACCGCCGAGGGTGACGTCCGCGCGACCCGAGCGGTGTACCACGCGCTCGATGCAATCCGGGACGCGGCATGAACGCCGGGCAGTCCACCGAGTTTGCTCAGGTCCGCCGCTGGCTTCGCCGCACCGTCCGGTTCCGCAGCGTCCGCCCGTGGTGGCGGAGATTCAAGCGCAACGGCTACCGCCTCGACAGGTGCGACCACTGTGGGCATCGGTTCCGGTGGATGCGCGACAGCCGGCACTCCTACAGCGGCTCCAGCAAGGTCTGGCACGGCCCCTGTCAGGCGTACATCCACCAGCGCCGGGCTGCCGAGGAGCGCCTAGAGGTGCTGCGGCTGGTCATGGAGCTGTCGCCCATCACCGACCGGGACGTGAAGCTGGCGTCCGAGCTGCGGGCGACCACCGAGACCGAGCGGACCGCGAACAGCAACCGCGCCTTCCGCGTGTTCTACGACCTCAGCACGACGCTGCCCGAGGTCACTACGCCCGGAGGGCAGTCGTCGTGACGGGCGCGCGGACGGTCGGTACCCGTCGCCGCACGGACCTGATCCTTGCTGCCCTCGGGGACGCCGAGTACCCCCTCACGACCCAACAGGTGGCCCAGAAGATCGGCGACCACTACAGCCGTGTGTACGCCGCGCTGCGGACCCTGTGTGGGTCCCGGACCATGCCGTACGCCGCGTGCACTGGCGCAGTCAACGCGCCCGGGTTCCCGGTGATCTGGCACTCATGGACCGACCCTGACCGGGGTGCCTACGTGTGCTGGTCCATCACTGACGAGGAACGGGCTAGACGTCGCTCGGAGCTGGCGATGCTCGAGGAGTGGGCCTGCAGCCCGGACCAACCGAGTGGCGGTGACTCGTGAGTCTTCGTCGTACCGCGTTGGCGCGGAAGACCCAGCTGCAGCGGGGGGCATCGCAGCTGCGGCGTACGCCGCTCGCTCGGAGCCGGGAGCAGCGGGCCCGGCCGGCGACGAGCACGAGCAGGTCGCGGGACACGGGCCCCACGCCGGCGACCCGCGCGCTGGTGCTCGACCGGGCAGCCGGCTGCTGCGAGCTCTGTGGCCGGATCCTCCACGACGGATACGCCTGGCTCGAGGAGCACTCATTCCACCACCGCCAGCCCCGCGGCATGGGCGGCACCAGCAACGACGCGGCGAACAGTCCGTCGAACCTGCTGCTCCTCTGTGGCTCCGCGACCACCAAGGACGGCTGCCACGCGTTCGTGGAGTCCCACCGCCGCTCCGCTGAGGGGGAGGGCTGGCTCGTCCGCCGCCCCACCGACCCAGCCACGGTCCCGGTCACCGTGTTCGCCGGAGGCGACGCGGACCTCGCGACCACGTTCACCCGACGTGTCCTCCTCACCGACGAGGGCACCTACTTGGAGGCAGCAGCATGAGCATCTGGAACCGGATCCGTGTCTGGCGGGCCAAGCGGTCGCCGGCGTACCGACGGCTCCTCGCGCAGCGGAACGCCGCCCTCGCGACGGTGACGCTGACGATCGACGCCACGGCCTTCGTGGACGGCATGACCCGGGCGTCTCGTGCCGTCGAGCAGATGCGGGTGCGCCTCGGCGAGATCGACTACCGGAGCCGTCTCCTCGCTGAGCGGACCGCTGCCCGCCGCTGGTACGTGGACTACATCACCGCCGTGTACGCCGAGTACGGCTGGGAGTGGCCCGGCCCGGTCTCTCGGGAGGCGGCGTGAGGTCCTACGAGGGCGGCGACCGGTGCCCGGACTGCGGGAAGGTCCGGTACTTGACTCGCGCGATCGCGCGGAAGGTGGCGAAGAACCTGAACCGCCGCCGCCCGGGTCATCTGAACGCCTACCGGTGCGGCGCCTTCTGGCACCTGGGCCACCTTCCATCGGCGGTGATCGCCGGCGACCAGACCCGCGACGACCTCGACACCATCCCGAAGCGCCACATGTCCGAGAAGAACACCCCCAGGAGGAAGCACTGATGCCCGCCCAGCCCACGGCCGCCAGCCCGACCGGGCACCTGCTCCGCAACCCTGCCCTGGGACGCGCAGCGGCCGCGCTCGCCGTCTACGAGGGCCTCACCCAGGTCGTGAGCCGGGGACAGCAGCTCTGGCGGGAACGCCTCGCCTACACGGTCACCGTCACCGAGCGGGACCCGATCTACGCGGACGTGCACGACTGGCTGCTGTCGATCATGCCGACAGACCGACACCGCTCCCTGGTCGTCCGCTCGAGCCGCGACCGGACCGACGACTCCGCGACACCGGCGAGCGACGGCCCCACAGACCCGGCCGTGTCGGTGCCGCTGAAGGTGATGTTCAACGACCAGCGGCCGCGCAGGGTCCTGATCGACGGCCACTCGATGACGGTCACCCTCGAGAAGCCCAGCATCGACGCATCCAGCGTCCGGGATCGCGAGATGGCACCGGAGAAGATCATGTTCACCGGCCGCACCCACGCCGCCCAGCAGGCCGTCGTGGCCCACCTACGCCGCATCCACGCAGCACGCCGGGAGGACCGCAAGCCGGTTCTCCGGATGGTCACGCAGTGGGGCTCCTGGCGCGCCCGCTCAGACCTGCCCCCACGCTCCCTCGCGTCCGTCGCCATGCCGGCCGACCAGCGCGTCCGCATCGTCGCCGACCTCCGCGAGTTCCTGGACGCCGAGGACCGGTATAACCGCCTCGCGATCCCCTGGCACCGCGGCTACATGTTCCACGGACCGCCAGGGACCGGGAAGACGTCTCTCGTGCGCGCGCTGGCCAGCGAGTTCAACCTCGACCTCTGGTACGTCAGCCTCTCCGACCTCACCGCCGAAGCGTCCCTGATGGGTCTGCTGTCCGAGGTCGGCCCCAGGTCGATGCTGCTCCTGGAGGACATCGACACCATCCAGATCAGCCACGCCCGCAACACCCAGCAGGGCAAGATCTCGATGTCCTCGCTGCTCAACGCCCTCGACGGCGTCGCCACCCCACACGGGCTGATCAGCGTCATGACCACCAACCACTTCGAGAGGCTCGACCCGGCCCTGACCCGCGCAGGTCGCATGGACGTGGTCGAGGAGCTCGGCTTCGCGACCCAGCAGACCGTCAGCGACCTGTTCGAGCACTTCTACGGCACGAGGCTTCGTCTCCGGGTGACCGGTCGGACGCTCCCGGTCTCCACCGCCGAGGTCAGCGAGGTCTTCAAGCGCCACCTCGACGACCCAGCCGCCGCCCGGTGCGCCCTGATCGCCCACCTTGACCGTCAGCCCGTCCACGCCCCTGGGGAGGGAGCATCTTGAACACCACGAACCGGGCCTGCATCTCGAGGTCATCGACGACCCCCCGGGTACTCCGGGACCGCCACCTCAAGGACTGCGCGAACGGCCACTGCGCCGGCTGCCAGCCCTGCCCCGAACGCCACTGCGCGGTCTGTGGGGACGAGCACGTCACCGTCAACGGGGTCGGCACCGACGAGACCTGCGCGGCCTGCATCAAAGCGGTCCGCGACGACCTGCAGCTGATCGGCACCTACGCCGCCCGGCTCCTCGGCGAAGCGATCGCCCGCGGCATCGGATCCCAGGCAATGGTCCTCGACGGCCCCGTCGCCCGCGCCTCCACCTACGCCCTCCGGGTCTCCCGGATCCTCGACGGCTCCGCCTGCACCCTCGGCGCCGGCTGCCCCGTCCACGGCACCCGCACCCACGGCCCCACCTGCGCAGGAGTGTGCTGGCACCGATCCTGCAACCGCATCCAGGCACCCTGTCCTGACCTGATCGCGTTCAACGCCGCGAACCGCGACGAGCCACACCCAACGTGGGTGGTCGGGACCTGGGAGATGAAGGCCCGCGACCACCTGAACCAGCCCGGCGACGACTCCCCAACCCTGACCGAGGCGCGCGCCTACCTGGCCGGCCACCTCACCCGCCTCGCCCACGACCCAGGGTTCCCGTTCGACGAGCTCGGCGACGACCTGAAGCACTGCCGCGAGCACCTCGAGTCCGTCCTCCACGACGGCGAGCAGATCGAGAAGGGCGCCCCCTGCAACCGGTGCAAGCGGCCCGTGCTCCGCATCACCAGCGACACCGGGAAAGTCACCTACCGGTGTGACCACTGCGTCCGCGACCTGTCCGAGCACGAGTACCGCCTCGCGGTCCGCGCCGACCACATCGCCAACGCAGACCGCCTCAACACCACCGACCTGGCCGAACGCACCGGGATCGAGGAGTCAACCATCCGCCGATGGGTCAGCCGACGCACCACCCAGCGCACCGGCGAAGACCCCGTCACACACCCGCCGCTACTCCGCTCCTGCGGCGTCGACGGCAAGAACCGGAAGGTCTACCGAGTCTCGGAGGTGGAGCGCGTCCGCGACAACGGCGGGGACCGCAGAGGCCAAGCCACCAGCACGACCCAGCGGGAGGAGGCATCATGAACCCCGTGCCCAGCCGCGAGGAAGCCCAGCGACAGCAGCTCGCGATCATCGAGTGGCTCGGCCTCAGCCCCGACGAGGTGTCGGACCTGAGCTGGACCGTCACCGAGGAGCTGCCCGTGAGGACACTCTGCGGCACGCCAGCGAAGTTGCCGGAGCCTGAGGCGGTCATCGAGTTCCGCACCCCGGCGGAGGTGAGGCCGCGGCGCTGGACTCACGGGTCGAGCGGGATGGACCAGCCGAACCGGTGGACCCTGATCGTGCGGGCCTCTGAGCTGGACGAGGTGCTCGCGTGACCGGCCTGGTGGAGTTCCTGCTGGCGCGGATCATGGCCACGGTCTGGGCAGACCACCCGTACTACCGGCCCGAGTGGCGGCCGTGACGGCGGCTGTCTAGCCGATGCTGCGACACGGGGCGCGGATGGTAGGTCGAACCACCGACCATCCGGTACCGTGAGCAACGAAGGGGTGGATAAGTGCACCCTGAGCCAGACGCCCGGTGACGCGACAGCGGCCGGGCGTTCGTCATGTCCGGAGGTGCGGCATGGTCTTCTTCCACGTCCCGGACCTGGACCACCCTGCCTGCGCTGACCCGGTCCACCTGCCGCTGGTCGACGAGGCGTACCGACGTCCTGGTGGGCCTGCTGCCGACCTGCTGCGGGAACGGCTGTGCAAGTCCTGCCCGGCCGCCCAGCAGTGCCTCAGCGAGGCCATGGAGCGCGGCGAGTGGGGCGCTTGGGCTGGTACGTCGCTCCACGCACGCACCCGCGCCGGCGGCGCGAAGCCCAAGATCGGGCGCATGGTGGCCTGAGATGCCCGAGGACGAGGTGGCGATCATGGACCAGCTGGTCGACGAACAGGGCACCGAGTGAGCGAGCCGCAGCCCGTCGGTGACCTGATCGACAGCCTCGGTGTTCGGCACACCCCGGCCGATGGCGAGATGGTCTCCGACGTCGTCGTGTTGATGAAGGTCATCGACAACGACGGACGTGTGTCGCTTCGGACTGCGTGGTCCGTGGGCATGTCCTGGATCGAACGTCTCGGGATGCTCAGGGCTGCCGAGGCCACCGACCTGCCACCGCAGGGTGGCAGCTGGTCAGACGACTGATGGCCAAGCGCAACTGCCCCGAGCCTGGCTGTCCCGTGCTGGTCGACTCGGGTCGCTGCGCGGCCCATAGGCGCTCGAAGGACGCGGTCCGGGGTCGACGCCAGGCCCGTGGCTACGACGCGGCGTACGACGCGCTGCGGCGCTCTTACCAGGCCCGCATGGATGCCGGCGAGGTGTTCGAATGCTGGCGGTGCGCCGAACTCGGCAAGCCACACCGGATCGACCCGACGAGCTGGCACCTCGGGCACGCGATCGGTGACCCTGGCACCATCCGCGGGCCTCAGTGTCCGGCCAGCAACATCCCCGACGCACACCTGATGCGAACGCCCGTTCGATAGGGTGGGGGGACCCCCTTCGACCCCGGGGCCCCAGGGACCGAGGGGGAGGTCTCGCGAAGGTGCGGAGGGTTCAGAACTTTTCCGGCCTCGGCGATGCGCGACGCACGCCGGCCCGGGCTCCCGCGGCTCGCCGGTGTGGCGTGGCCGCTCCCGTCAGGCGGCGCGATGCCGCACCGAGGAGATCGACATGGCCAAGGGTGGAGCACGTCCCCGTTCCGGTCCGGCGAAGGACCCGAACTCGGCGCGGACGGAGAAGAGCGGCGGCATCAAGGTGACCGCCCTCCCGTCGGAGGGACACCGCGGCCGGCCCCCGGCGTTTCCGCTCCCGCGGATCAACCGGCCCGAGTACACCGAGAAGAGCCAGGCGCAGACGAAGGCATTCCGTGCTCGCGAGCTCGCGATCTGGCGTGAGGTCTGGAAGACCCCGCAGGCCGCGGCTTGGTCGCTCGACTCGTGGCGGTGGCCGACGATCGCAGAGTTCTGTCGGATCAAGGCCGCTGTCGAGCTCGACCCCGACAGCAACGCGGCGTTGCTCTCGCGGCTGCGGGAGTACCGCAACGAGATCGGCCTCTCCCCCGACGGCCTGCGCGCCAACGGGTGGGCGATCGCGACCAACGAAGTCGCGGCCAAGGCTGAGCAGAAGCGCACGGGGACACCGACCGAGTCGAAGCAGCCCACGCGGCGGCTCCGCTCGGTGTCGAAGTGATCTCGACCGACGTCGGCGAGGTCGACTTTCCCACCCTGGGCGACATCGGCGACGCGTGGATCACCCGCCACTGCCGTGTCCCGGACGGCTTCGCCCGCGGCAAGCCCTACGTGAAGGCCGACTGGCAGTTCTGGGTCCACGCCAACCGCTACCGGATCCGTGAGGACGCAACATACGTCGACCCGGCCGTGGTCGCGGAGATGCTCGAGGCGATCGCCGGCGGGTCCGCAGAGGCCGAGCGGATCACGAACGAAGACCTCCCGGCCCTGAACCAGGCGTTCACCTACCGGCGTACGTTGACGGTCGGTCCGCAGAAGACCGGCAAGGGCCCGAACAGCGCGACCGAAGTCGCCTACGAGGGTGTCGGGCCGAGCGTGTTCGCGGGCTTCGCCGAGGGCGGTGAGGTCTACGAGTGCGAGGCGTTCGGCTGCTCGTGTGGCTGGACCTACGAGTACGAGCCCGGTCAGCCGATGGGGATGCGGCACCCCTCGCCGCTGATCCAGATCACGGCGACGTCGGAGGACCAGACCGACAACATCTTCCGTCCGCTGCGGGCGATGATCAGGCTCGGGCCGCTGAAGGAGCTGCTCGCCGTGCGCGAGGGGTTCATCCGGATCCTGGGCCGCTCGAGCGACGAAGACGCCGACGACCTCGACCGCATCGACGCGGTCACAGCCTCGGCCAACGCGCGGCTCGGTAACCCGATCAGCGACGCCGAGCAGGACGAGGCCGGGCTCTACACGAAGAGCAACAAGCTCATCGGGGTCGCGAACACCCAGAACCGTGGTGCGGCCGGCATGGGCGGGCGCACCCACATCACGACCAACGCGTGGGACCCCACCGAGAACTCCTACGCCCAGCAGCAGTTCGAGTCCGGGTCCGAGGACCTGTTCGTCTTCTACCGCGACCCGGCGCTGGTGCCGGAGCTGTGCGACCCGACGACCGGCCGGCCGCTGTCGTTCACGAGCAAGGCGAACCGGCGGAAGATCTTCCAGTACGTCTACGAGGGCTCGTGGTGGGTGAACCTCGACTCGATCGAGGCCGAGTGCGCCGACCTGATGAAGACCGACCCGGCGCAGGCTGAGCGGTTCTTCGGGAACCGGCGGGTCCAGGGTGGCGGCAGCTGGCTGGCCGAGGGCATCTGGGACGCCCTGTACGCCGGGGCCGGCCATGCGCGGTGATCTGTGGCTTCCGAACCCGCCCGACGGGACTTCCGTGTGCGGTGGGTTCGACGGCAGCGAGAACGACGACTTCACGGCCATCAAGCTCGAGACGCGCGAAGGGTTCCTGTTCACCCCTCGCTACGGTCCGGACCGGCGGCCGGCGATCTGGAATCCCGCCGAGTGGGGTGGACGGATCCCTCGCCAGCAGGTCAACGTGGCTTGGGAGGAGCTCGCGCGTCGGTATCGGCTCCGGCGGGTCTACTGCGACCCCGGGTTCCACGACGAGTCCGACTGGTCGACCGAGATCGAGGAGTGGGACCTCGCCTACGGCCCCGACGTGTTCGTGCCCTGGCCCACCAACCAGCTCGGCCGGATGTACCCCGCGCTGCGGCGGTTCGAGTCCGACGCCCGGAACCGCACCTTCACCCACGACGGGTGCCCCATCACCACCACCCACGTCGGGAACGCCCGCAAGATCGCGAAGACCGGTGACCGGTACACCCTCGGGAAGCCGGGACAGACCCAGAAGATCGACGCCGGCGTGACCTCGGTGGTCTGCCACGAGGCGGCCGCCGACGAGCGGGCCGCCGGGTGGCCCGCCGAGGAGCTCCCGCCGCTGGTGTTCGGCATGTGACGCACGACCGAGAGGAGGGCGACTGCCCGGTGACACCGACCGTGATGCAGTGGGTCAAGCGCCTCCTGACGAAGATCGAAGACCAGGCCCGGTACGCCGATCCGTTCGAGAAGCGGTACGCCAACGAGTACGTGCTGCCGTTCCTGGCCCGTGAGTACGCCGAGGTATACCCCGGTCTGGTGGTCGCATCCGCCGACGGGCGGGTCGTCGACTCCGTCCTGACCGGCAGCCTCCACTCGATGCTCGACGTTCCCAAGTCCGGGACGGGCGGGATCGTCGTCGACGCGCTCACCGAGCGGCTCGGGCTCGGCGGGATCACGGCCGACGACAAGGACGCCGCCGCGAAGCTCGAGAAGGCGTGGGAGGACAACGACCTCGACGTCATGCACCACGAGGGCCACCGGGAGTCGCTGATCGCGTCCCGGGCGTTCATCTCGGTCGGCCGCGACAGGAACGACGAGACCCGGGCGGTCGTGGGCATCGAGTCCGCCACCCAGGCCGCGGTCGTCCGGTCGCAGTCGGTGCCCTACGACGTGATCGCGTACCTGAAGATCTGGACCGACGACTGGACCGGGAAGCGCGCCGGGCTGCTCCGCCTCCCCGGCCTCGACTACGACCTGGCCGAGGGTGACGTGGAGGTCACGGACCCTGAGGGGTCTGGTGAGACGTCCCGGTGGTCGGTGGTCGGCGACCCGAAGCCCACCGGTCTGACCGGTGTGGTGCCGGTGTCCGAGCTCGCGCCGCGCGCGCGGCTGCTGAAGGACCCGGTGTCCGAGATCGAGCCGATCGCGTCCCTGGTCGACGTCGTCGACCTCGTCGAAGGCCTTCTGGTGTTCGCAGGGCACTTCGGTGCCGTCCCGATCCGGTACGCCACCGGCCTGGATGTCCCGCGGGACCCGAAGGACCCGTCGAAGCCGCTGCTCGGCGCCGACGGGAAGCCGATGGTCGGGTTAAATCCCCGCGCAGACCACTTCTGGGCGAACTCCAGCAAGGACGCGAAGTTCGGGCAGCTCGAGCCGGCCGGGCTGGCGTCGTTCGTGACCTGGGCCGAGCACGCGTCGGCGAAGGTGCGCGCGAAGACCGCGCTCGCGTCGACGTACTTCTCCCTCGACCTGAAGTCCCACATGTCCGCGGAGCTCCTGAAGACCGACGAGGCGCCGATGGTGCGGCGTGTCCGTCGGATGGGCGAGCACGGCAGCCTCAACCAGGCCTGGCGCCGCTCCGGGCAGCACATCCTGGCCATCGAGGCCCCGAGCATCCGGACCCGGGTGAAGCCGCGGTGGGTCGACCCCGAGACCCGCATCGAGTCCCAGCTGGTCGACCAGTTCACGAAGCTCGCCTCGACCGGGATGGGGGTCCGGGCTCTCGGGGAGCAGGTCCTCGGCTGGGACAAGGAGACCGTCGACGCCGCGGTCAACGAGTTCGAGGAGACCCGCCGTCAGCGACTCGCCGAGCAGCAGGACCCGTTCGAGCGCCTGAGCAGGGAGTTCCTCGGTGCCGATCCCACGCTCGTCGGCTGACTACTACCGCCGCCAGCAGAGCATCCTCGCGCGGCTCCTCATCGCCGTACGCCTCGCCTGGCGCCGCATCGACCCGGCCGGCCGGTGGGACGAGCAGTACGCCAACGACGGAATCGGCGCCCAGCTGCTGATGCTTGTCGCGGCCGCGCAGGTCGCGGCAGCGCGGGACGCCGACACCTACATCGCGGCCGTGCTCGCCGAGCTCCAGCTGGTCGACCAACCCGAGACCGGCGTGGTCATCCCGACCGCGTTCGCCGGAGTCGCCGGCGACGGGCGGCCCGTGGAGTCACTCCTCGGTCTCGCAATCCCCCGCGCCGGCCAGAGGTTCAACGAGTACCGCACCATCTCGGAGGCGGCCGAGCCGATCGACCGGCCCGCGTGGATGTCGGATGCGCTCTGGGACTCCCTGGAGCGGGACCGCAAGGCCAAACTCGCGGACGACGTCGCCCGCAACACCGACGCCGCGGCCCGTGAGGCGCTCGCCGAGGCCGAACGATGGGTCGAGCAGGTCGCGGCGAGCATCGTGATCGACGCCGCGCGCGCCGCGGAATCCGCTGCGACCGTCGCGCACCCGGAGGTCGGCGGGTGGGTGCGGATGCTGAACCCGCCGTCGTGCTCGAGGTGCGTGATCCTCGCCGGCAAGTTCTACCGCTGGAACGACGGGTTCGAGCGGCACCCGCTGTGCGACTGCCGCCACATCCCCGCCCGCGAGTCCGACGCCAAGGACCTCACCGTGAACCCCGACCGGTACTTCCGGTCCCTCACCGTGGCCGAGCAGGACCGGATCTTCACCCAGGCCGGCGCGCAGGCGATCCGCGATGGCGCCGACATCAACCAGGTCGTGAACGCCCGCCGGGGCATGTCGACCGCGCAGGTCGGTGGCCGCGAAGTCTTCGTGTCCAGCGACGGAACCACCCGGTTCGGTGTCGCCTACCGCGGCAGGACCGGCCGGAACATGACGCAGCGGCTCATGCCCGAGTCGATCTACGAGATCACCGGCGGCGACCGCGACGAAGCCATCCGGCTCCTCCGGCTGGCCGGCTTCATCCGCTGAACTTCCCGACTCGCGACGAGCGGAAGGCGCCCGGCGCCGCGCACCAAGCGCGCCACCCGACAGGAGACGCGATGTCCCAGAACCCCCTCATCCCCGCGAAGCCCGCCGAGATCACCCTCGACACGCTCCCGGACCTCTTCGCCCACCACCGTGCCGTCTTCGGTGGCTGGAAGATGACCGCCACCCCGCCCGAGCCGGACCCCGCCACGCCGCCCGCCGCGCCGGAGCGCCCCGACGGTGTCACCGAGGACGAGTGGGCCGCGCTGAGCGACCCCGGCCGCGCCGCGCTCACCCGCGAGCGTGAGGCCCGGCAGGCCGCCGAGCGGGCGCTCGCCGCGTCCCGGGCCCGGCCCGCGCCGCCCAAGCAGCCGGCGCAGGCGACGGCCACGCCGACGGAGCCCCCGAAGCCGCAGCCGGCCACCGGTGACCAGCCGGACATCGCAGCGATCGTCCAGCAGGCCGTGGAGGCCGCCGTGAAGCCGTTCGTGGAGCGCGAGGAGCAGCGCGAGACCCAGGCCGCGGCCGAGAAGGTCCGCACCGCGGTGCTCGACGCCGCGAAGGACAAGCTCCACGACGCCACCGACGCCCTGGCCAACATCGACCTCACCACCATCGTCACCGAGCAGGGCACAGCCGACGCCGAGAAGGTCAAGACCGCGCTCGACGACCTCGTGACCCGCAAGCCGCACCTCGCCAAGTCCACGACCCGGCAGGCCCCCATCGGGATCGGTGGCGGCGGCCCTGCCGCGGTTACCGACGCGGAGAAGGTCAAGGCCGCGCTCGCCGACATGCAGCGCGCCACCGGCATCCGCACCACCAGCAGCACACCCACCAGCTGACCCAACCCGGACGGCGTAGGCGCGAGGCCACGACCACCGGACCCATCAGGACACCGACCCGAAGGAGACTCCCGTGTCCAACTTCGCGCCCAAGCGCACCACCTACGACACCGGCGACCGCCGGTGGCTCCGCGACATGCTCAAGGCCGAGACCCACGGCGTGACCGTGACCTCGGCCGACGTCGCCGACGACGCGGACGGGCTCGTGAAGTCCGGCTCGATCGTCGCCGGCGAGGGCCTGGTCCTCAACGACTTCGTGATCAAGGCCGGCGAGAGCCACCTGATCTCCGTCGTCCACGCAGGCACCGTCGACCGGCGCTACCTGCCCACCGCGCTGACCGCCGCGCAGGAGACCAGCCTGCGGACGATCACGTTCATCAACGGCACCGTGCCGGCCTGATCCGAGAGAGGACCCCCTGACATGCAGATGATGGACCTCGTCCCCGACCTGCGCCCCGTGATCCTCGCGGCCCGCGCCCTCCGGGACGACCGGAACAGCCTCGCCCGGTTCCTGCCGAACACGCCGGTCCAGGCGATCACCTACCGCCTCGGTCGCCGCAAGCGCGTCGACCAGACCGTCCCGATCCGCGCGTTCGACGCCCCCGCGACGCCGATCAAGCGCCCCGGGATCGTCGACGTCCGCGGCGAGCTCCCCGCGGTCACCCCGATCGTGGACCTCACCGAGACCGACCTGAACATGGAGTTCATCCTCGCCCAGCAGCTCGCCGGGCAGCAGGTCGACTGGTCGCCGTGGGTCAACGCCGCGGCCGGGCTCGTGGCGCTCGCCACCGACAACACCTTCGAGCTGATGCGCGGCCAGGCCCTCTCCACGGGCGTGGTGTCGCTGACCGCCGAGGACGGTGCGGTGCACGCCGTGGACTTCGACATCGACGCCGGCCAGAAGATCGCCGTCGCGGCCGGGGAGAACTTCTGGACCGCCTACGAGGCCGCCCACGAGGTGTTCCAGGACACCTCCGGCGCCCCCGCCGGGGTATTCCTCACCACCGCGAAGGTGTACCGCAAGGCGCTCGCGTCGCTGCAGGCCCTGTTCCCGCAGCAGCCGGTCGGGCAGACCTCGCTCAACGCGTACGCCGCCGACCGCGGCCTGCCGGGCTTCTACACCTACGACCGCACCCTGCGGCTCGAGGACGGCACGAAGACCCGGATCTACCCCGAGGGGTACGGCACGTTCCTGCCCGCCGGGGACGCGATCGGCCGCACCGAGCTCGGTGTCACCCAGGAGGCGGTGCAGCAGGTCCAGAACCGGGTCCTGACCCCGCTCGAGGCTCCCGGGATGACGATCATCACGCTCGGGCAGGACAACCCCGTCCAGCGTGCCGTCAAGGGCGCTTCGGTCGGGCTGCCCGTCATCCAGGACAACGAGGACATCGTGATCATGTCCGGCCTGGAGGCCACGGTCTGATGGCCCGCGAGCTGCGGACCGCGGTCGTCGTCGGCGGGGTCGTGTACCCCGCCGGCACGGCCGAGACCAAGGAGCTGGCAGCCAAGTTCCCCAACGACGACCGCTGGACCGGCACCAAGCAGTCCAAGGCCGCCGACGAGGACCCGCCCACGGCCAAGGCCGAGACCAAGTCGCGCCGCAGCGGCACCCGCCGCACCAGCGACGACGACGCCTGACCCGGAGGGAGGACGTACCCATGGACAACCCGGCCACCACCGAGGCCCTCACCGCCCGCGGGTACGTCCTCACCTCAGGCGACCAGGCTCCCCAGACCCGCCTCGACGAAGCCTGGCGAGCACTGCAGGCGGAACTCAGAGTCCGGGGCACGACCGTCGACGCGGCAATCGCATCCGGGTGGGCCACCACCGACGACCTCGTTGACGTCGTCGCAGCTGCCGCACTCCGGGTGCTCCGCAACCCCGAAGGCATCGAGGAAGAGTCCGCGAGCCTCGACGACTACCGCGAGTCCCGGAAGCGCAGCAACGCGACTGAGGACGTCTACTTCACCGCCGCCGAGCTGCGCCGCCTCACCCCGCCCGCCCCGACCGCCGGCTCGTTCAAGTACAGCTGATGGCGCTCTCCGACGTCCTCGCTCGCGGCCGAACCATGGCCAACGAGCGCATGACCTCCCGCGTCGTGGTGATGCGCAAGACCGGTGGAAAGGTCAAGGTCAACGGCTACGACGTCCCCGAGTGGGGCGCCGTGCACGTCGACCTCCCCTTCCGGTCCTCGGGCGGCTCCTCCGGTGACGGTGGCTCCCGTGGCGTCACCATCGGTGGCGTCACCTTCGAGGAAGCGACTGGGATCGGGTCCGTCCCCGCTACCACCGTCGACCTTCGCGACGACGACCTCATCGAGGTCACCGCGGGCGAGTGGGCCGGCGACGTGTGGCGGATCGTCGCCGCGATCCGGTACGACCAGAAGACCGCCCGCCGGCTCCCCATCGTGGAGACCGCCCGACCCGAGGAGTGGGCCTGATGGCTGAGCGTCGAGTTCCTGTCACCCTCAAGCTGGACGACTCGTTCACGGGCCGGATGGCGGCCGCCGCTGCGGCCGCCCGGCAGCTGCACACGGCATGGGCACTCGCACAGGCCACCTGGGAGCCCCACGACTGGGGAACGTTCTGATGGCCCGCGTGCGCGTCATCCACGGCATCGACGACTTGGCCTCCGACATGGCGGGTATCGCCCGCGGTGCACGCCGCGACATGGTCAAGGTGGTCCGCGAGGGCATCAAGGTCGGTGCCACAGTCGCGCGGGACAACGCGAAGCGCACCGCCGGCGAGCACGGCAAGCACTACCCGCGGTCGATCACGTCCGAGATGCACGGCATCGTCGAGTTCGGCGGCTCCGCTGGGATCTCCGGCGAGTACGGGCCCGATCCGGCGCTACCGCAGGGCGGAATGTCGTTCGAGGGCGGCTCGAGGAACCAGCCCCCGCATAACGACCTGGCGAAGTCGTTCGACTTGATCGCGCCGGCGTTCGCGGGCGAGGTCAGCCGTACCGTCGACGGCTGGTTCTGGTGACCTGATGCCGATCATCGCTGACCTGCCCGCGTCCACCGACAGTGTCCGGTCCGACCTCGCGGCCATGCTGATCGGGATCCTCGACGCCGCCGGCGTGGACACGTACCTGATCGACGACCTCAAGGGCATGAACCAGCTCCCGGCGAACTACGCCGAGCTGCACCTGTCTACCCGCGGCCGCGGCGACGTACGCCGCGCCGGCCGCGCCGTACCCACCGGCTACCGGGCGCAGGTGCGGGTCGTGTGCGGAACCGTCGGGAACGCCTACCTCGCGCTCGACCGCGCCGACACCGCACTCACCGGCCGCCGGATCACCGTCGCCGGCCAGGAATCCACACCCCTCGACGCGCAGCCGTCCGACCTTCCCGCCGAGGACGACGGCTACTACTCGGCGCTTGCCGAGTGGACGTTCACCCTCTGACCTCGGCCCACCGAAGGGTCCACATCCTCAACCCCCTGAAGGAGAGCCGTCATGGCTGACGACCTGGTCCTGGTCCGCTACGACCTGGGCGACGAGTACGAGATCACCCCCCGCGGTCGGGCGTTCGCCGAGGCCAACAGCCTCGACGTGCTCGAGGAGAGCGCCTACGACCGCGCCGGCGGGCTCGTGAAGCCCCGCCGGATCCGGAAGCGGACCGGGCGGCCCGCGAAGCCCCACACGTCCGTCTCCGAAGAGGCGGCGACCAAGCAGGCGGCGGTCACCGATCCCGCCCCGACCGAGAAGGAGCAGAACCGATGACCGTCACGATGCCGGAGGAGATCTCCAGCCAGGGTAACAAGATCCTGATCGTGCTCACCACGCCGCCGGCGATCCCCACGGCGCCCACCAAGGCCGAGCTCAACGCCGGCCTGTTCGTGCAGTGCCACATCTACGGGAACTTCTCCGGCACCCCGAACCAGAACGTCGGGTCCGGCCCGCAGAAGATGTGCACGAAGGTGACCCCCCAGGAGCTGGGGAACATCACCTACGAGATCGGTGACGTGCAGTACTCCTACGTGCCGCAGAAGATGGGCACCCCGGGGGCGGCCGGCAACGAGGCCATCGAGGCCCTCACCCCCGGCACCGACGTGTACGTCGCCGAGGGCGTCGGGATCGACGGGAAGACCGGTGCCGTCGCGACCGCGGACGTGGTGAACATCTACCACCTCGAGTGCGGTGTGCAGCGCCGCGGCCAGACCGGCGACGGGGAGTTCGACCGCTTCTCGGTCACCCAGTCGTTCGTGCTCGCGAACGGCGCCGAGCCCCAGTTCGACTACGTCGTCCCGGCCGCCTGACCCCCACCCCCTGGACGGTGGGTGCCGCGCCGGGCTGACGCGGCACCCACCTTCAGCCCACCTCAGCCCGCACAGGAGCCGACCATGCCTACTCTCGCTGAACTCCGCGCCGCCCGCCCGGCCCACCGGGCCGAGCGGGCGTTCACCATCTGCCTGTCCCCGCACGTCGTCGCCGAGGTCGAGGCCCTCTCCGAGGAGCTCGAGCGGCTGACCCTGGAGGCGGTGACCGGGGGATCCGGTGACGCCGAGGACGGTCCTCCGCGCAAGATGGGCGAATCGACCCGGAACGAGCGTGCCGACGAGGTACGTGACCGTCTCGCCGATCTGCTCGAGAAGATGTCGGAGGACGAGGGCGAGCTGCGGGTCCGGGCCGTCGACGACGGGACGTGGCGGCGCTGGGTCTCCGCCCACCCGGCCCGCGACAAGGAACAGGACCCGGCCGGGTTCGCTCGTGACTTCGAGATCGCCGGCGGCTACTGCAACGCCGATGACCTGATCGACGACCTGGCCGTGTGGGCGTTCACGTGGGACGGCGAGCCGCTCAGCGAGGGCGACTGGGCGGTCCTCTCGGCCACGATCGCGCGGCCGGACAAGAAGCAGATCGCGCGCGGCGTGGTCGCCATGCACGAGCAGATGGGCTTCGAGCTCCCAAAATGGCGAGCCGGCTTGTCCGCAACCCTCAAGAGGTCTCCCTCAGGCGGCTCGCGCGCACCGTCGGCCGATCCCCCAGTGTCCTCCTCGGCCGAGTCCCCGCAGAGCGACGCGAGCACTACGACGCCAACGACCAGCTGACCGGGTACACGGTCGTCTACCGGGAACCCGAGTGGACCGACGACGACCGGCAGCAGATGCGGGAGCTCGAGGCCTACGAGGCGGGTATCCACAAGTGCGGGTACCACGAGGACCTGCTCAAGGACAAGACGAACATGTTCATGCCGAAGGAGTGGACCTGCCCGGTGTGCGCCGGCATGGCGAAGCGGGGCCGGATGCTCAGCAGGCGGGACAAGGACGAGCAACGCAGCCCTGACAGCCTCACCCAGCCAGGTGACGGCCGCGAGACCAGGTGGCGGCTTCTCCCGGCAGCGGAAGCCGAGGAGGTACGAGAGAAGCTCTCATCCCTGGAACGCGCCCGAGCCGACAGCGTTGCAGCGGGCAGCGAGAGTGTCGATAGCGGCGGTCCACTGGTCGAACGCGTCGAGTGACGCCTGACCGGGCTCGGCGGTCCGGGTAGCCTCGACGGCCTTCTGGATCGGTCGCAGGGCGTTCCGAGTCTCCGCATCACCCGCGGCCGCGAACCCCGACAGGTCTGCGGCGTACGCCGCAAGCCGGCCCGGAGACGGCGCCAGACCGGTGGGAGTGGCGTCCTCGACCAGCGGGCAGGTCTCCGCGAGGGTCCGCGCCGCCGGCCTCGATGCACCGGCGTCTGGTGTGCCGCTGGTGGAGTCGCTGCCGCCGCATCCATCCAGCGTCAGCACCACCACGGCAGTCGCGGCCGTCAACCAGATCACGCCTCGCATCTGTCGAGGGTAGCCCCGAACCAGCGTGGAGGTGAACGTCTTGGTCACACGCCGTGAGCGGGTGCTGCTGGAGCTCGAAGACAACTTCACCACCGGTATGGCACGCGCTGCCGCGTCCACGGCGCTGCTGAACCACGAGCTGAACAGCCTCTCCGGCACGTCTGTGCGGACCTCGCGAGACACCGACCGGATGGGAACCAGCCTCCGCGGCGTCGGCGACGACGCCGGGAAGACCTCGGCGCAGCTGCGGGACGGTTCCCGTGACATCGACCGGTACAGCGGCCGGCTCGGGCTGCTGGTCCGCACCGCGGTTGCCCTCGGCCCGGCCCTCATCCCCATCGGCGGCGCCGCCGTACCCGCGGTCGCCGGCTTGACCGCCGGACTCGGGGCCGCCGCCGCGGCTGCCGGTGTCGCCCTGATCGCGTTCAACGGGGTCGGGGACGCCCTCAAGGCGATCGACGCCTACCAGATCGAGCCCACCACCGCGAACCTCGAGAAGATGCGCGCCGAGCTCGACAAGCTCGGGCCCGCCGGCGCTGACTTCGCCAACTACCTCGACTCCCTCGACCCGACCCTGCGGGACCTGCAGAACCTGGCCCGTGCTGGGTTCCTCCCCGGGGTCGAGGAAGGGATCGACGGACTGCTGCAGCGGCTCCCGGAACTGCGGCGGTTCCTGTTCGACGTCTCCACCGAGCTCGGTGACCTGACAGCCGGGGCTGGCGAAGCCCTCGGCGGTGACCGGTTCGACCGGTTCTTCACCTTCCTGGAGTCCGACGGGGTTCGTACCCTCCACGAGTTCGCGCGCGCCACCGGGTTCGTGGTCGAGGGTCTCGCGAACATGATCGCCGCGTTCGCTCCCCTGTCTCGGGACTTTACCGGCGGGCTGGTGTCGATGACGCAGGCGTTCGCTGAGTGGAGCGCCGGGCTGTCGGAGTCCGACGGGTTCCGGGAGTTCATCGACTACCTCCAGCAGACCGGCCCACAGGTCGCCGACCTCATCGGGCAGCTCGTCATGTCCCTTGCCGCGATCGCGGAAGCAGGCGCTCCGATCGGGGCGGTGCTAGTGCCGGCGTTGACGGCGGTCGCGAAGGTCGTGGAGACCATCGCAGACAGCGACATGGGGACCCCAATCCTCGCCGGGCTGGCGGCCATGTCGGCGCTCCGGCTCGCCACCCAGGCGTGGGCGTCCGTGTCGAAGACGGCGGTCGGCGGGTTCGTGGCCGGCCAGGCCAAGGCCGCCGGCGCGGTCATGACGGTCACCTCCGCCCAGGACCGTGCCCGGATGTCCGCGCAGCAGCTCGGCGCGGTCGAACAGCAGCGCGCCCGCACGACGCTCGCGGCGATGGGCCGCATGGCGGGTGTGGCCGCCGGGCTCGCGGTCGCGTCCACCGGCGCCGCGGACGGGCTTGGCCTATCGAACACCGCGATGCTCGGGCTGACGGGCACCATGCTCGGGCCGTGGGGTGCCGCCGGTGGCGCTGCGCTCGGGCTCACGATGGACATCGCGTCCGCGAACAACGACCTCGAGTCCGCGATCCGGGCCGTCGACAACGCGATCGAGTCCGGTGCGGGGTACGCCGATCTCGAAGCCCAACTCAGGAACCTGGACGAGCAGATCGCGTCCACGAACGACACGTTCTCTAAGTTCAACCCGTTCTCGATCGACCTGTCCGACCCGATCAGGTCGATGGCCGACAACGCCAAGGGCTGGGTCGCCGGCGTCAACGAGCTGGTCACCGGCACCGAGGACCTCGCCGAGGCCAAGCACGACGAGGCCGAGGCGGCACTGCTCGCGAAGGGCGCCGAAGAGCGGCACGCGGCCGCGATGACCCTCACCAGCCGGATCGCGCGACAGACCCGCACCGAGATCAACGGGCTCGTGGCCGCGATGGAGGAGCAGACCTCCGCTGCCCTCGGCGCATTCGACGCTGTCACCCGGTACGGGCAGGCCCTCGCAGACGCCCGCGCTGCCGCCGCGAAGGGCAAGCGCGGCATCGACGAGAACACCGAGGCCGGCCGGGAGAACCGGCAGGCGCTCTCGCAGCTCGCCGCCGCATGGAACAACCAGTCCGACGCCGTCCGCAACAACGTCGACAAGTTCCACGCAGCCCGCAAGGCGTTCATCGACACCGCGACCGCGATGGGTGTCCCGATCGACCGGGCCCGGGACCTCGCGAAGCGGCTCCTGGAGATCCCGAAGTCGGTCGTGGTGAAGCTCGAGGCCGACAACGACCCGGCGCTGCGGGCGATCAAGGCTGTCAAGGCCGAGATGGCCACCCTGCACGACAAGACCGTGCGGCTCACCTACTACGTGAACCAGATCAACGCGTCGAACGTGCACGCCGGCGGCGGCCGCGACGGTGATCCGTCCACCCCGCAGGCCGGCGGCGGGTTCGTCCCGAAGACCGGGCTCCCGTACGCCGACCGGCACCCGTACCTCCTCGCCGACGGCGAAGGGATCACGACCAACCGCAACGGGGAGACTGACCGGTTCCGGGACGTGATCATGGGCATCAACGCCGGGTTCTCCCGACTACAGGTCAAGGGGATGCTCGCCGACGGCGGGTTCGCTGGCCGAGCCTCGACGCAGCGCCGCTCCCTGGAGGACCAGCTCGCGATCGCGCAGATCATGCAGCAGATCCGGGACCTGCAGCGGTCGCTCCGGGCGGGCGGGAAGGACAAGCTCGAGGGCCTGGACCGGATGATCGCGGAGCTCGAGCTGCGGAAGGCCCGCAAGGAGCTCCGGCTGGCCGAGCACCGCGAGGAGATCGAGCGTCGTACCGCGCTCCGGGACGCCGCCGCCGGTCTGTCGTTCGACGGGCTCCTCCCATCGGAGCCGCAGACCGTCGCGCAGGGTGTACGGGCGCAGATTGACGCGTTCAAGCAGCAGATCCTCGACGCCGGCGGCGTCTGGTCCCAGGGGCTGCGTGCCTGGGCGAAGGACATGGAGGCCACCGCCCGGGAGTACGACGCGACCACGGCAGCGATCGAGGCCGAGACCGAGAAGCGCGCGGCGCTCGTCGACACGTTGAACGAGCAGCAGTCCCAGCTCGACGACCTGAACCGCACCATGGAAGCGTTCGGGACGCAGGTCGCGAACAACGTCCTATCGAACCCATTCTCGCGGAGCCACGCGAACGTGGTGTCTCCGGAACTCGCGGCCGCGCAGGCGCAGCTGGCGGCGATCCAGGCGTCCGGGGGGCCCGGTGCCGCAGCGCAGGCGTCGCGGCTGATGCAGCAGATCGCGCTCCTGCAGAACCCGGGCGGCGGGGCCGCGTTGACCGGGCTGGACGCACTACGGGCCGGGGTCACCGCGGACACCGCGGACGCGCAGGCCCTCACGCAGGCGCTGCGGCAGCTGGTCGCGGCCGGGCTCGACCCGTCGAGCGCGATCTACCGCGGACTCGCCACCGAGTTCGACGTGGCCACCGCGCAGCAGCTCGCCGGCCTGTCACCAGCCGAGATCGACCAGTTCGAGGCCATGTTCAAGGCCCGCGAGGACGCGGCCGCCCAGCTGGCGGCGATGACCACACAGGCCGTCTACGGAGAACAGCAGGCCGCGTTGCAGGCGCAGATCGACCAGACGAACCAGCTCATCTCGGCTGTCGACACCACCCTGACGCTGCTCGAAGCCACCCAGGCGGTCCTCGGGGAGCAGGTCCGCGCCGGCGCCGAGGCCGGGGCAGCGCTGCTGCAGCCGCAGCTCGCGGAGATCAGCACCACCCTCCACGGGCTCCCAGAGGACACCGCACGAGCCCTGCGGCACATCACCCGAGGAGGGGGACGGTAGATGCCGATAATCGTCGACCTCGCGACCACGCCCGGGACCGGGTTGGACCTGTCCGCGGTCTGGTTCAACACCGCCACCGACCTGGCCGACGTCCGGTCGTTCGAGTACACCGGGGAGGCCCTGTCCGCGAACACCCAGGCCAGGGTGGAGGTGCGGCAGCTCGCGAACCGGCGTCGGCTCATCCAGCAGGGCGCCGGCGGGCGAGTGGGCCGGGTCGAGTCGCTGAGCATCACCCTGGTGCGGTGTGACCGGGACCAGGTGGCCTGGTTGCGGGACCGCACCGGGGTGCTGATGTGTGTCCGGGACCACGTCGGGACGAAATTCTACGGCACCTGGGTGGAGGCCCCGCGCGAGATCGCCACGGCGTACCGGGACCGCATCGACGTGAAGATCACCATCGACCAGGTCACCCACTCCGAGGCTGTGTAGTCGTGCAGCCGTTGACGGCGCCGCCGCGGGAGCACCTCACCGAGCAGCAGGTGAAGGACCTCATCACCGGGGACGAGGTCACCATCGAGGCCGGCCTCGAGCTGCTGGACTCACGCAACCGGTACGTGGACGACATCTCGGCGGACCTGGCCGGGGGGCGGGTGTTCTACGAGGGCCGTGACACGGTGCCGGGGAAGTGCTCGCTGCAGATCCAGCGACCATTGGCGTGGGGGCGGGACCGGGTCCGGGTCTACATGACGCTCTCCAACGCGGCCGTGTCGGCGCGGTTCAACCTGGGCGTGTACGTGCTCACGACCCCGAAGACGCCGCGGGGGGAGACGCCGGCGACGTTCGACGTGCAGGGGTACGACCTGACCCAGGTGCTGCTCGACCCGATCGGCGACACCTACGTCGTGCTCCCCGAGGAGGGAACCGACCTCGTCACCGACCCGTCGTTCGAGGCGGGGATCACCGGGTGGGAGTCCAACGCCGCGTTCGGCGCCTACACCCCCGCGACGCTCGACTGGTCGACGTCGCACGCGGTCGATGGCACACACACCATGCAGATCACCTGGCCCACCGGGGCGGCGTCATGGGCGAACTCGTTCTCCGACGAGTTCATCGTGGGGAAGACCTACAAGTTCGTCGTCGACTTCTATGTCGGGCTCACCGACCCCGACGAGTACCGGATCGACATCGCGTTCGTCGACGGCTCTCCGTGGTTCACGGCCACGAAGGGCGCGATGAACCACATCGAGTGGTTGTGGGTCGCGACCCAGTCGTCGGGGTTCTACGGGCTGGCCACGCACGATTCCACCAGCGGGCAGCAGACGTGGGTGGACAAGTTCAGTGTGGTCGGCCAGTCGACCACGTGTCTCGATGCGGTGCGGGCTGTGATCGAGACCGCCGGCGGAGGGGCGCCGTTCCTGGTCGACGGCACCCAGCAGGTTGCGGTGTTGCCGGGGCCGATGGTGTGGGCGTTGACGGAGACGGACCAGTCGACGTGGTTGGACGTGTGCAACGACCTCCTCGAGGCGGTCGGCTACGGGCGCCTGTGGGTTGACCAGGACGGCAACTACCGCAGTGAACCGTTCGTGCCGCCCGAGCAGCGGCCCGTCGACTGGGTTCACGACGTGGGCGACGAGCGGGCGAGTCTTGTCGGCGCGGATGGTGACTCCGAGCAGGACGTGTGGGACAAGGCGAACCGGTGGGTCGGTGTGCGCCGCGGGATGGCGGTGCAGCCAGTCGAGGGTGACGGGATCTACACGGTCGACAACGCGGCGACGGGCCCGTCGTCGATCGCGTCGCTGGGGAAGGTCCGGAAGAAGGTCATGTACGTGGACGCGGTCGACCAGGCGGCGCTCGTCGCACAGGTCGAGCGGGCGAAGGCCGAGGACATGGCCGCCACCCGGACGATCACCCTGTCGGTGGATCCGCTCCCGATCTCCGGGCACCTGGACGTGGTCCGGTACGTCGACGGTGACGACGCGGCGGTCGCGGAGGTCGTGTCGTGGGAGCTGCAGCTCGACGGGTCTCCGGGCCGGACGGTGCTGGAGGTGGCGCTGTGAGCACGGATCGTGGGGAGACCACGGTGACCGCGACGGTCACGTCCGCGTCCCCGGACCTGTGGATCGTGGTCGACGGCGCCACCTCGCCCTGCCCGGCGTACGTGCTGGACGTCGCCGCCTACAGCGTGGGGCAGCGGGTGCGGGTCACGGTCCGGAACCCGCAGGTCCCGATCGTCCAGGGCGTCGAGAGCTAACAGGGAAGGGGTGAGGGGCGATGGGTCTGCGTGAGGATGCGCTCGCGGCCGCCGAGGCTGCACGGGCGGCCCGGGAAGCGGCCGCGCGGGCCGTGCTCGCGGCACGGTTCGACACGGCCTCCGTGGCCGCTCTGACCGTCGCCGACACCAGTCCCGAGGTCGTGGTGTTCACCGACGGGACGGTGTGTCTCGCGGTCCGCGACAACGTCACCCCGCCCGTCGTGACCCGTGTGGTCGGTTCGGCTGGTCAGTGGACGGCGGCGCCGCGGACACCGATCGACTCGCTCGCGGGGCTCGGTGTGATCCTCGCGGCTGAGGACGCCTGAGATGGGGTCGTGGCGGCAGCTCGCCGCGCTCCCCGCGGCCCGCTACCAGGCCGCCGCCTGCTGGCACGACGGGAAGGTCTACCTCGCCGGTGGCCAGCTGGCGTTCGACGGTGCGTTCCAGAACACCCTCTACATCTACGACCCCACCGGGAACACGTGGACCACGGGCGCCGTGCTCCCCGCCACCGGCCTCGCCTACGCGTTCTCCGCGACCGACGGCCTGCACCTGGTGTTCCCGGGCACGGGGGCGCACTACCTGTACGACCCGGAGACGAACACCTGGGCCACCGCCACCACCGCCCCCGTCGTCGCGCGGATCACGGCGCACCACTTCGTCGACGACGCGGGCCGGTTCTACCTCGCCGGCGGCCAGTCCTCGACCTCGGGCAGCGTCACCTCGGTGCACCGGTACGACCCCGCCACCGGCCTGTGGACCGCCCGCGCCGACATGCCCTCTGCGATCGCGGCCGAGGCCGCCACTGTCTCCCCGGGCGTCCTCGGCGCCGACAACAAGGTCTACCTCGCCACCGGCACCAACACCGACACGCTCGCCGTCTACGACCCGGTCGGCGACACCTGGACCACCACCCCGGTCATGCCGGACACCGAGACCCCGGTCCGGGTGAACGTGTCGCGGCTCCCGTCCGGGGTCGTGATCACCCTCCCGCACGTCAACTTCGGTGGCCCCTCGTCCGCGACCGAGCTGATGGCCCGCATCGACGGCTACTACACCGCCACCGGGACCTGGTCGATGGGCGTCACCCCCGACTATCCCGGCAGCGCGGTCGAAGCATCGGTCGCGACCGAGCCCGGCGGGCAGGTGTTCCTCCTCGGGGGGCTGGTCGGCGACACGATCACCGTCACCGCGCAGGCGTGGGCGTACAAGCAGAACGAGCCCCCCACGGTCGCGACCCTGTTGACGATGATCGACGGGGTCGTCGTGTCCACCGCGGCGACCAACCGGGCCCGGCACCAGTTCAACGACCCGAACATCGGGGACTCCCAGTCCAAGTTCGACTACCGGCTCCGTCCCGTCGGGTCACCCACGTGGACCATCACCGGCACCCAGGCGTGGCCGAACCCGTGGCACGATATCCCGCCCGGCACGTTCACGCCGGGCCCCTGGGAGCGGCAGGTCCTCACCTACGACGCCGCCGGCGAACCCGCACCCGCGTGGACCCCGTCGGGGCTGTTCACCGCCGCCGACCCGCCCGCGGGGCCGTCGATCACGTACCCGATCAACGGTCAGACCCTCGACCAGGCCGAACGGGTCGACTGGTCGACGCCGGCGCAGGAGTCCTACCAGGTCCGCCGTGTCGCCGACGACGGCTCCGGCAACCCGAACACCGCGGTGGTGTACTTCGACACGGGCGAGATCGTCGACACCCTCACCCGCACCCTGCCGCTCGACTTCGCCACCAACAACCGCACCGAGCACGTGCAGGTGCGTGTCAAGGACGGCGGCGTCTGGTCCGACTGGGACTCGGTGTCCGGAGACGTGTCCTACACGCGGCCCCCGAACCCGACGTTCACGCCCTACCCCGACGCGTCCGACGCGTCGCTGCTGATCATGATCACCAACCCCGACCCCGGCGTCGGGGAGCCGGCCGCCGCGTACAACGACGTCTACATCACCGACCCCGACCCCAACACCGGGATCGTCGGGAAGCGACGGCACGCCACCCAAGAGCCCACGAACAGCCCGTGGCGGTACCGCACCCCGGTCGGATCCTGGGACTACTCCGGCGACCGGATCGAAGTGATCGCCGTCGCCGCGAACGGCACCACCTCGAGCAGCAGCTGAGAGGAACCCCCAGGGGCCGAAGCCCCCGGGGGCCAGACCCCGGGGAGACCGGGACCCTAAGCGCGAACCACCCGACTGCACCGGGCGACCGCGCTTGCCTAGAAGGTACGTCGGAGCGGCCCACAGATACACACCGCGCCGGCCCAAGTCGCGAGGGAGACGCGATGTGCGCTGAGAGCCCAGGACCGCCCCAGGAGGCGCCAGTGACCCGCTACGGTGCCGCCCGGCTGTGGCTCATCGAGCACATCCCCGACGGCGTGCTGTTCCACCCCGCCGAGTGGCTGTTCGCGCTGCTCTGCTTCGTCACCGGCATCCGGGTCGTCGCCACCGGCGCCGAGTCCCAGTCCCTCGAATCCGTCCTCCCCGGCCCCCTGTACGGCGCCTGGGGTGGGGTCCTCGTGGTCGGCTCGGTGGCGCTCGCGTCCGGGCTCGCGTCGATCCGCCGCGTCGAACACGACCGGTACGTCGTGACCAGGATCCCCGCCTACCGGCTCGGACTGAGGCTCCTCGCGATCTCCACCCTGATCTACAGCGGCGCCCTCGTCGCGTTCGCCGGCTCCGCGGGACTCACCGCGGCCGTGTTCCCCGTCGCGTTCGCAGGGATGTGCGGTGCGCGGCTCCTGATGCTCGGCGGCCGCTGATGAGCTCCAGCGAGGTCGCCGCCGCGGTCGCGACCCTCATCCTCGGTGGCGGCAGCGGTGGCGCCCTGTGGGGGTACCTGCGAGACCGCCGGAAGAACCGCGCCGACGGCGAAGTCGCCGCGGCCACGGTCGAGCTGCAGATCGACGCGAAGCGGCTGGAGAACGCCGAGATGCGGCTCGACTTCACCCAGAAGGCGTGGGACGCGGAGCGGCGGTCGTTCGAGGCGCGGATCGAGCGGCTGGAGACGGAGCTGCGTGAGGAGCGGCTGGAGGGGGAGCGGAAGGACGCGAAGATCCTCGAGCTGGAGCAGACGGTGTCGCAGATCCAGTCGCAGCTCCTCGACGTGTCGCGTGAGCTCGCGGATCTGCGCCGGACGTCGTGACGTGGACGTCCTGCCGCCTGATCCTGACTTCCGGGCGTGGCCGCCGCTGTGTCACGACATGCCGTGTCCGAACTGCGGGCATGGGTCGCATTCGCCGGTGACGTGCGCTGAGCCGGTCACGACGTCTCGGGGGGTCGCCTTGTGCCCGTGTCGCCTGGTGCCGACCCCGGGCGCCGCCGCGTGACCGCCCCGGCAGCACTGCAGGTCGGGGACCTCACAGTCTGCCCCGACACCACCTGCGGCGACGTCGCTGAAGTCGTCGACGTGTACGAGCTCGACGGCGCCGGAGGCTCGGCCGTGCACGTCGTGACCGTCTGCCTGTGGCGGCACCGCTACCACCAGATCACCTAGGAGGCTCTCGTGACCGCTGTGGCCCGCCTGGTCACCACGTCGTACCCGCACGGCGAGGTCCGGTCGGTGTGGACTTGGTGCCCGGGCTGTGATCGCCTCCACCCGTTCCGGCTCGCCCCTGGTGACGAACGGGGCGTGTTCTGGGAGTGGGACGGCAACCTCGAGCGGCCGACGTTCTCCCCGTCCCTGCTCGTCTACTCGTCCGTGCACCTGTGCGAGGGCGAGCATGACCCGATCGTCTGCGAGGACTACGAGACCTGCGAGCTTCCGAACCATGCACTCGGGGCGGTCGTCGACGGCCAGGTGCGGTGGCGCTTCCCTGGCGGGATGCCCGAGGAGTACAAGGCGGTCCGCGGTCACAGCCAGCCCTGCACCCGTGAGCCCGCGTTCGGCCCCTGCCACTCGTTCCTCCGCGCGGGTGTCTGGGAGTTCCTGTCCGACTCCGCGCACCACCTCGCCGGCCAGCACGTCCCGATGGTGCCGCTACCGGGCGGCTGGGCCGGGAAGGACGCCTGATGGCCAGGATGCCCGGCGCCGAGTGGGTCGGCGAGCAGTCGCCCCGGATCCCGATGGAGCGCTACGACATCGTCTGCGTGCACACCATCGTCGGCTACGCGCCCGCTCACGCCGCGCACTTCTCCGTCCGCCGCGACGGCCACATCTTCCAGTCCCGAGACACCGCCTACCGGTCCGGCGCGAACCTCGACGGCAACCACCGCGTCATCGCGATCGAGAACGAGGACCACGGCGACCCGTTCCCCGCCTGGACCGGATCCAACGTCCCCGCGCTCACCGACGCCCAAGTCGCCGCGAACGCCGCGATCCTGCGGTGGGCACACGAGACCCACGGCGTCCCGCTGCAACTCTGCCCGGACTCCCGGCCGACGTCCCGTGGCCTCGCGTACCACCGGCAGGGCATCGACGGGGCGTTCACCGACGGCTACCCAGGCCGTGTCTCCGGCGGGGAGGTGTGGACCACCAGTCCCGGGAAGGTCTGCCCCGGCCGGAACCGTATCGCCCAGCTCCCCGACATCCTCAACCTCGCCCAGGAGGACGACATGTCCCAGTACGCCGACCAGCTCGACCAGATCCAGCAGGACACCGCCGCCGCCCGCGCGGCCGCGGAGAAGGCCGTCCGGCTCGCCGAGCGCGCCCAGGCCCGCGACGTCCGCCTGATGCGGAAGGTCGTCAACGTGGTGAAGCGCGGCCACGACGCGACCGAGTCCGAGCTCGAGCAGCTGCAGGACGCGATCCGCGAGCTCGACAAGACCCTCCCCGCCGACGAGGCCTGACCGTGCGCCGGCCGCGCGGCCGGGTCCGGTTCCTCCGCCACTGGACCATCAACACCCGTTCGGACCACGACGCCCTGTTCGTGCACGTCCAGGTCCGCGGCCGCCGCCACGGCCGCTGGTGCCCGTGGCGTGACCTGCTGCTCGTCTCCGCGAACATGGGCGGCCAGTTCGGGCCCGCCGACATGCGGCTCCTCCTCGACCTCGCCGACGCGACCGGGTTCGGGTTCGTGGTGTTCCTCCAGGAGGGCGGCGACCAGCCGTGGCTCCCCGAGTTCGCCGACGAGCACGACCTGACCTACGTCGGCGGCCGGGCGCCCGGTGAGGCCTCCACCCCGATGCTCGCCTCCGGCGTCGACGTCCTCACCGCCCGGTGGCGCCAGCTCCTCGGGCGCCTCAAGGTCGGCGCCGGCGCCGGGCCCCGGGTGGCGAAGGCGAAGGGGATGCACCGCACCCGGTTCCAGCTCGTTGACGCACGCTTCGGTGGGACGTCGGTGCACCAGTACGCATCCCAGCAGAACCGGCCCCGTCTCGTCGCCGCGCTGCGGCTCGCCGGGCTCCTGATCCGGGTCGTGGCGCCGCTGCGGGTGCCGTACTTCCTCGTCGGGGACTGGAACTCCGCGACCGGGCAGCCCCTCATGCGGTGGCTCCTGGCCCACGGCCTCACCACGAACGCCGAGCAGCTCGGCCGGCTGGCCACCCACGGGACCCGTGACATCGACCAGGCGGCCGTCCAGCGCCGCCTCACCACCACCACCGCCAAGGAGCACCGATGAACCCGCTCACCGCACTGCCCGCCAAGGCCCGTCGAGCCATCTACGTCTTCTACGCCACCCTGGGCATCGCCTTCGGCGCCACCCAGGTGGGCTACGCCACCGCCCAGGCCGACCAGCCCATGTGGCTGCTGATCGCCTTCGGCGTCTTCGGCTACCTCGGTACCGCGCTCGGTCTCGTCGCGGCCGCGAACGTCCAGACTGACGGCCTGACGTCGGCGCAGCTCGCGGACTACGAGCAGGCATTCGCCCAGCGCGAGGCCGCGGCTCGGCATCTTGCCGAGCATGCCCGCGCCGGCGCCGACGAGGGTGCCGCGGCGCTCAAGCCGCAGCTGGAGGCGATCCAGGCCTCGATCGACCAGCTCCCCGCGTTGATGGCCACCGCGGTCCGCCAGCGCCAGCGCCAGGCCGGCAAGTAGGGGCCTGTCGTGGGCCGGGCCCTCGGCCTACTTCTCGGGGCAGGCCTCGCCATCCCCACCGCACAACTCGTCGCCGCCACCATCGTCTGGCTGTGGTGGCGGCGCGACGTCACCCGGGCCCGCTGATGCGCGCCCAACGCATCACCTGGGCCGCCCTCGTCGGCGCCCCCGTCGGCGTCGAGCTCTGGGCCGTCGCCACCGGCCGCACCCACTGGACCCTCTCCCCGCAGCTGCGGTGGGCGCTGCGCTGCCACACCCGCACCGGCGCTGCCGCCACGACCGTGCTCGTGGGTGCAGGGTCCGCGTGGCTCGCGCACCACCTCCGCGAACTCCCACCCACCGACAGCCCCACGCCCGCCTGAACCCCGACACGTTGAGGAGACCCCGATGACCCGTGCCTCGTTCGGTGGAGGTGTCGCCGACTTCGTCGTGTCCGCGTCCGCCCCCGGCGACCCCCTCCGGTTCGCGGCCGCGACCCTCACGATGTGGGACGCCGAGACCGGCGGCACCCAGTTGACGGACCTGCTGCTCGCGAGTGTGCCGGTCACGAGCATCCCGGTCGGGGATGACGGGCAGGTCCCTACGTTCCAGGGACCCGACGGCGTCCTCGCGATGTGGGCGCAGGCCGGTGCCGGGGGCGGGCGGGTCATGCTGGACGCCGGTGCGGACATCGCGGTGCTGGCTGGGGAGTCGGCGGCTGCGGCCGAGACGGCCCGGGCGGATGCGGTCGCGGCGAAGGAGGCCGCGGAGGCTGTGGGGGCGCTCGCGGACACCCAGATCGCGAACCAGATCGACACCCCGGGCAGCGCCACCGACACGGCTCTCAAGGCCTCGATTGAGGGCACGGTCGGCGTCTCCGATGCGGTGTCAGCTGGGGGCCGCGACCTCATCACCTCGCCCTCCGCCAGCGCCCCGAACGCCGACGTGGCGATCATCCTCGGCGGCACCACCGCGTTCCCGCACACCGCGGCAGACGGGTCCTCGCTCCCCTTCTTCGGCGGTGGCTACGACAGCCAGAACCGCAAGCAGCCCGGCGCAGCCTCCCCGGCGATCCTGTCGGTCTTCCTCGGCGCGCACCACATGATCGACGCGCCCGGCGGACACGGGTCCATCGGCGGCGGCTCCTACCACGTGATCCACGGCGACTACGGACGCGTCGGAGGCGGCTTCCAGAACTCGGTCGCCAACGCCTACGGCGTCGTCGCTGGCGGCCGGTCCAACAACGCGGGCGCCTGCTCCAAGAGCACGGTGGCCACGACCGCGATCACGGTCGGTGCGACCTCCCTGACCGTCGGTACCGTCACCGGCAAGGCCATCGCCACCGGCATGACGCTGATGGTCGACTACGGCGTCAAGCGTGAGATCTTCCTCAACGTCACCGTCGCCGGATCGACCGTCACCCTGTCTGGCTCGGACGCCTTCGCCAAGGCGCACTCGATCGGCGCCGCCGTCTACTTCTCCGACGGGCTCAGCACCGATGCCACAGTCGGGGGCGGCCAGGCGAACGACGCCTTCGGTCTCCAGTCCACTGTCGGCGGCGGGTTCAACAACAAATCCCGCGGGACCGCCTGCACCGTCGCTGGAGGCGCCGGGAACATCGCCGGGGCGAGCAACGCGGCCAACGCCACCGTCGGCGGCGGCTCGGGCAACGTCGCTTCGGCGACCGGCTCGACCATCGGAGGCGGAGTCACGAACACCGCCAACGGCACCAACGCGACCATCGCCGGCGGCACCGGCGGCACCGCATCGGGCACCGCATCGGGCATCACGCACGGCTCCGCCAACACCGCGTCCGGATCCTACTCACGGGCCGGCGGCGCCAACGCCGTCGCCGACCACTACGGCGAGGACGCCTTCGCCGCCGGATCGTTCTCAGTCGGCGGAGACGCCCAGGTCTCCACCCTCGTGGCCCGTGCACCAGTCAGCGGCGCCAACACTGGCGAGCTGTTCCTCGACCAGTCGGCCCAGCGCATCACACTCGCCGACAACACCGCCTACGACTTCCGACTCGTCACCCTCTGCTACGCCCGCGGCTCCTCCGGCACCGTGCCGAACACCGTCGTCGGCCGCTGGGTCACCGAGGGCGCGATCTACCGCAAGACCGGCGCCGCCACCACCACGATGTTCTCCAACACCAAGACCGCCGACGCCGCCAACACCGCCGGGTTCGACCTCGTCGCATCCGCCGACACCACCAACGGCGCGCTGGCGATCAGCGGCACCGGCAAGGCCAGCCACGCCGTCTACTTCGTGTCCCGAGTCCATCTCGTCAAGATCACCGGCTGAGGAGGCCCACCATGAACGAGCACGAGACCAACCCCGATCAGCCTCCCGTGGGAGTGATCGCGAACGGCGGGCGCCCCGGAGTCACCCCGGTCGCGTTCGTCGCATTCGTGCAGTACGTGGACGAGAGCGGTGCGCTGCGCGTGGCGCGGATCGACTCCGATGGCCTGGTGCCCGAGCGTGCGACCGCGATCCTGGCGGCAGGGCAGTAACCGACTGCTACCGCCTATCGCGCCTTGCCGGCCTACTGTCAGCAGCCAGCTGCTGCCAAAGTGTGTAGGCCTGCGATCGCGTCTGTCGGACGGCTGCCTCGGGATTCGACGCCAAGGATTCCGGACATGCCGACGCGAGGTGGAGCAGCGATTGCGCGGAGGGCGTCACGGTCGAAGCCGGACAGGTGGAACTTCGAAGCCACCAGATCCGGAGACCACCCCTTGCTGGCGGAAAGGATCTCGACTCCCACGAGTTCACCGTCGGCACTGACATCGACGATCGTGCCATCCTCCAGCTCCTCGGTGTGGTCGATCGGAGCCTCGATGACGTGCACGTAGATCGCGTCGGCTGTGACGTCGTGCTCTGACCTCATCGTGGCCTCCTCATCTGACCCACACGCTGATGATACGTCGCCGATCGTCGCGAGCGACCACGATGACGAGATCAGTGCCTGCGCTGGTACGACCAGTGAACTTCTGAGTGTCCGGCCGCGCCCCGGCCAAGGTCGGTCCAGTCGGATGTGACCAGGCGTACTCGACCTGGCCGGGCGTGATACCTCGCTCGCGCACACGGTCGAGCGCGTGGTCGGCGAAGTTGAGCATCAGAACGCGGGAAGCTGAGACGAGATCTCGAACGGCAGCCGCTCGAGCTCAAGTCCGTCGACCACCACCGAGACGGTGTAGTTGCCAGGCCTTCGCACATCGAACGCGAGTCCCTGGGCAAAATCTGTTCCCGAGCCCGCGTGCGGGCGCCAGGGCGGCGCTGGCGCAGTCAGAGTGGTGCGGGCGATCGTCTCGTCGTCGACGCTCACCCTGAAGACGCAGGCGTGTTCCTGACCGCACTCGTCCTCGTCCCACTTCACCACTGCTACAGCCGTGAAGCTGATGACATTGGGAAGGCTGGGCACCTGGAACCAGGTGAGTCCGATGCCGAGAGCAGAGAACGTCCCAACCTCAGTGAACAGGACCGAATGACACAAGAACGCGGACTGGGCGCGCGCCATCGCAGGACCTCTCGTTGGTAGCGGTTGAGCGGCAGCCTAGGTCAACTCGATCCGCGTACCCGGTCGAACCGAGAAACGGCCATCCTGAACACCTCTGTAGGCAGGGATCGACCGGAAGACCCCGGCCTGCACCACACCACCCAGACAGGCCCCAGCCGCCCGTCCTCCTCGGAGGGCGGGCGGCTTTTGTCGTGCCCAGACACGGAACGGCCCGGGCCGCGCGAACGACCCGGGCCACATCCCACAACAGCAAGCGAACCCCAGAAGGCCCACCGCCGACCAACCGTGATGGATGGTTGAGCTCCGATGGTAGACCAGGCCACGGACAAGGCCCGCCGATCGGACCTGTGGACAGCGCCAGGCCGTCCGGCCCCGCGACGTGCACGCTGGTCTCCATGGACCTCGAGCAGTGGACCGCCCTCGACCTGGCCTACCTCCTCGCGTTCGGCCGCCACCCTGACCTGTCGGTGCCCCGTGGGACCGTGGACCCGTGCCCAGGCGACGACCCACCACCATGGACGAGCGGATCGTCCTCGCGCGCCTCGACGGCGCCGCACGCCGGATCCTCGCCGCCGAGCTCCCCGGCGGCGAGGCCGTCGCAGTGGTCCACGAGATCACCCGCGACCCCCGACTCCTCGCCCAGGCAGCCGGAGCCGCGCTCGGCGCGTGGCGAGCGAACACGGTGAAGCACTGGCAGGGACGCGACGTCGCCCGGCTCCTCCTCCACGCCGGCGCCGACGAGACCCTCCTGCGGCAGGTCGCGGATGACACCGCAGCGCGCGTGCCTCACCGGGACGCGCTCGGCAGCCGATCGGACCTCAGGCGAGCTGCAGCCGTTCCCCGACTTGCCGCATGGCCTCGCGCAGTGGCTCACGGCGTCGAGTCCGATAGCGCAACGACGTCGCCACGGCGGTGTGCCCGAGAAGGTCGGCGACGACGTGCTCGGCGACCCCGGCGTCGAGCAGCATCGTGGCGGCGAAGTTCCGACACTCGTGCATGTGGTACGGCCGGCCGCTCGGGTGCTCGACCCCTGCCCGCTCCTGGAGCGCCTGCCACTCGGTGCGGTCGTGCTTGTCGTTGCGCGGCCGGCCGTTCGGTTCGGGCCAGACGAGACCATGAGGGCTGATCGGCCCCACCTCACGCCACCGTTCCAGAGACTCCACGACGGCATCTAGGAGCGGCGCGACGCGGTAGCCAGCTCGCGACTTCGGGCGAGTCAGGTGATAGGAGTCGACCAGGTGGATCGACTCGTGGCCGTCGGGAACACGGAACCCCGACGAGCGGTCTCGAGCCCTCTTGTACGGGAGGGGCTGGAGCTGCCACTCGATCACGGCCTCCTGGGCGTCGAGGTCGACCGCGTCCCATGTCATGCCCGAGCACTCGCCCAGCCGGGCGCCGTAGAGGATGTTGAACAGCCAGCGGGATCCGTTGGGCATCAGGGACGCCTCGTGGAGCACGGCCAGACCTTCGTCGATCGTCATGGCCGCCCGGTCCGACTTGGTCGGCGCTGGCGCCTTGACCGCGAGAACGAGGTGAGAGACGGCGTGGCCGTCTGCGGCCGCGGCTTTGAGCATCGTGTGGAGAGCGCGGTGCACGTCGGCCGGGTCGCGGTCTGCGGCGCGACAGGCGGCGTGGACGGCGCGCACGTCGGCCGGCGTCAGGTCCGCGAGGCGCTTGTGGCCGATCGTCGGCACGATCCACTTGCGGATCGGGGACGCGGCGGCGTTGTAGGACTTCGGCCGGAGCTCGCGCACGCGGATCTCGAGGTACTTCTCCGACCAGCCCTTCACGGTCTCACGTGGGTGGGTGCCGACCTCGCCGCGCTCGACGGCGAGGAGGTGATCCCGGAGTTTGCGCTTCACCTGGGGCTCGGTCTTCGCGGTCAGAACGGTCCTCTTGCGCTTCCCGTCCGCGGTCCACCCGGCCTCGACCGTTGCCACCCATCGGCCGTCCTTGCGCTGGTAGACGGAACCGCTGCCGTAGTCGCGTCGTGCCACCGTCTCAGTGTTAGCCATCTGTGTAGCCAT